CTTCTGCCACTAACAATCATATTTTGAGCAAGTTTTAAGACATTAAGAAAATCTTGGCCAAGAACACTAGTAGTATATCCCGTCATATCTTTTAAAAAAACTTCTATATCAATTCCAGTTGCTAAAGATGATACTAACGAATCTGTCATATCTTTTGTAAATATGCCACCAAAATTTGTAATTATACTATTAAATGCATTTTTTTGTTGTTTTGTAAGTGTCGCATAATAAGAAGACACAACTGAGTCATTCATAACTTCCATTCTTCCTGTCAGCATTTCTCTTCTGCTTTGTCCGGTCAACTTTGCCATAGCACTAGTTTGATATAACAATTCATTTAAACTATCTGTCAAATTCAATTGGCTGTTGCCTAAAAGTTGTCCACTTTTTTGTCTTATTCTCATTTCATCCAACAAAACTTGATTTAGTTCTGTTATGGACATACCAAAATAGTTGAAATCTTCACCGGCTTTTTTTAAAAACGAGTTTAATTCTTCTGAAACTAGTTTTAAATAATTATTTGAACTAAGTCCTAGACCTCTAAAAGATTCCGTGTTTTCAGAAATTAACTTTGTAAAATCTTCCATAGACATTGCCGCATCGCCTGAATATTTTCTAAGATTTATTAATTCTACACCAAATGCAGCACCGCTGTCTGCTAAGTCTATTATAGATTTAGAGAAAACTTGCATTTGCCCAACAACAAAACCAATTGCAGACGCAATCCCAGAGAACAAAATTCCTAACAGTGGTATTGAAGAAGTTACACTTTTAATAGAATCTAGAACAGAATTTATAGAACTAAAAGCACCATCTATAGTTCCGATGTCGTGCTGGAATGAACGTGTTAAATCTCTTTTCATATCTGAAAAAATTTTGTTACGGTTTTCTTCCCTTTCTTTTTTCTTTGCTTCTCTTCTTTCTTCCAAATCATGAAATCTTTGTTCTAGTCTGGTTCTATGTTTTTGCTCAGAATCAATACTTGACAAAGAAATGTCTACTTTCTTCATTGCATTAGCTATTAATTTATTAGTTTTTTCTGAATTGTTTATATTTTTTAAAATTCCGGTCAATAATTTTGCAGAAGCAACGCCACTATTTTCTATTTTTTGGAGAGTCTCTTCTGTTGCCCAATCCAATGTAATATAAGTTCCGTTGAAATCTATATCTTTATTTTTTGCCATTTTTCAAAATCCTATAAAATATGTAGATAAATACATTTAGTTACATTTTACTATGTAAGTATTTATGGTATAAAATTAGGAGAAAATATGTCTGAAAATCCACTATCATCACTATATCGTTCAAAATCAAATTATGTATCTCTGCCAAGCAGAGGTAGATTTTACACAAGTGGGATAAAATTATCAATAGATGGAGAACTAGGTGTTATGCCTATGACCATCAAAGACGAAATAGAGTTAAAATCGCCAGATTCTCTTTTCAATGGAACTGCTTTAATTAATGTTATAAAAAATTGTGCACCAGATATTGTTGATGTATCTGAAATACCAATTTGCGACATAGACTCTATTCTTTTTGCAATAAAAGCAGCAAGTGAAGAAAATATGGAAATAGAAGTAGAATGCAAATCATGTAAAGAAATAAACAGCTATAATTTGAATTTAAATCGCTATCTATATACTGCAAAGCAAATACCAGATGATAACACCATTATTCACGAAGATGGAATCGTATATTTAAAACCTCATACGCTGGATACCGTGTCAAAGCAAAAAATACAAGATTTTAAAATTACTCAAATGGAAATGCAATTAAAAGATAAACTGTTAGAAGAAAACAATAATGAAATTTTAAATGAAATAACAAATAATCTGAAAGTATTGTATAACGAAACAACAGAAATAACTATTGATATTATGGTCGATAGCATATACAAAATATCAATCCCATCAAAGGATATAGAAGTAGTAGATAAAAATCATATAAAAGAGTGGGTGTTGAATATCAATCGCGATTTAGTCAAAAATATAAACAAAAAGATAGGATCACTTAATAAAAATGGGATCAATAAAGAAATTGAAATGTCATGCACTAGCTGCGAAAATAAATTTAAATCTGAATTGGAGATAAATCCTTTAAATTTTTTCACAAACGAGTAATCAATATGTACGGAAGTGAATTAAATTCGTTTCTTAATAATATGATTACTCAAAGAGAACAAATAAAGAAAAATATAATCGATCTATCTATATATTCCAATGGTTCCATCAGACTCGAAGATATGTATAATCTTACAACTATAGATGTTGCCAATATTGAAAAGACAATATTGGAAAAAATAAAGATGGATAAAGGAATCAAATCACAACAAATGCTCTAAGATGTAAATCTCAAAAACTCAATTAAGAAGAACTAAAAATAAAATCACTAGAAAAGTATTTTTTCTAGTGATTTTTGTTTATTGGTTACGTAGTAACCAATGTGCAGAATAACTAAAGAACATTATATCATAATAGCATAAGAGATACTTGTTCATTTCATTCACAAGTATCTTTATGAATCATCTATATATTCACTACGCTTATGCTTCGTTCATATATAGATGATTCATTTATTGAGATTCTTAATTGATTAGATATATGATTATATATTTGAATACTGTATAATATACAATATAAGATAATGAATATCATTACCTTGGATTTTGAACACACTTTGCCTTCCGACGGGCAAAGCATGTTCAGACTAGTGGTGTTATTACCTCATCATCATCACACTCTATACAGATCGACCATGTAACGTCTGGAAGAGGCGGTTATCCTGTACCTCTTTACGATCTAACTTCCCTACTCAGTATTATTATTATAATACCTTTTGTGACAGCGCATCTCATTGTATAAAGCAGTATAGATTACCGTATACGAGAATGTAGGTTCCAAGTGATCAGGAGAGCCTACTCATTTTCAGGAGAGTCACCCCTGATACTTACAAGATTATATCTTGACAAAAAACGAACTTTCCGGAATTCTTTTCATCAGAAAGCACAACTTACCATTCCACTGGCTACGAGCATTACCTCGGCTAGATTTCGGCAGATAAAAAACATTATCATTTGCGTTGCTATATGTTTATAAAGGGTTCTGTGTTAGCCATATTAGTTATAAGTTAATTTATACCATATATAATGATTCGGGTCAAGTCCTTTTACACATTTTTTCAAAAGAATTTGCATTTTTTTCAAAGAAATCTTCAAACTTAGTTAAACGCCAAGTTCCCCAATTTTCGGATTCATAATCTACAAATCTTCCACATTCAAAATCCTGTGGCAACTGATAAGCAACATAACGACCAATGTAATCAAATTTCATAAAAATTATGTTTACATCTCCCTCGTCAGATACTTCCATAGTTTGGTCTATGAAATTCTCTAAATCCGGTATACGGTCGGTAGATAACAATTTGTGAAATTGAAATTCCTTATAACGCTTACATTCACAATTAAAATGAATCCAATCGTCAGGAGGAACAATATCACCCTTGTGTGAGCGTATTTGTCCCTCTGTGAGCGTATTTTTTCTAGAGGAATTTTTACCCCCTATGTATGCGCCCGACGCCTGAATTCTATGAAAACTGTCACTATATAAATCTGAAAGATACTTTGCTACTTCCCTCTCAAATCCACTGCCTTTAACTTTACTTTTACTTGCCATATAGTTATTTATATAGTTAATAAAAAAGGGGCACAAAATGCCCCAATTTTCTTAATTTTCTTCTTCTATAGAATATGCAGTAAATCCGTTTTCTTTTGTAACAGTAAGTATGTTATTCACCCTACCCATCAACTCTTCTCGGTGGGAAATTAGGAATATAGATTTGTTTCTTTCACGACACATGGTTTTTAATAGTTCAAGTGCAGCTTCAACTCCGTTTCCGTCTAGGCCATTGTCCATCAGTTCGTCAACTGCCATAAAGTTTATACTATAATTCATACTTTCAAAAACATCGCGGAAACTCCAGCTTAGACCAAGAATAAGACGATTTCTTTCGCCACGGCTTAAATTGTCGAAATCTAAATCACGTCCAAGTTCTGTAATATCTACATTAAGATCACTTTGGAATTTAACTTCGTGCGGTAATCCTAATTTTTCAAGATAATATGCAAGGCGATTGTTAAGATATACTAAATTTTGTTCAATGATTTTTTTACGAATAAAGCTATCTTTATTTGTAAGTAATTTTAATAAGAAGTCTTGATGAGTTTTTAAGTCTGTAAGTTCGTTTAGTTTATCCCAACTAATAGGTTTTAACGCAGTGTTTTTAAGTGTTTCAATTTGTTCACTATACGGGTCTGATGCTTCTGTTTTTTCTTTTATCTTATTTTCAACATAAGAAACTGAATTTTTATGTTCGTAAGCATCATTTATTGAACTATAAAAGGTAGATGGCTTTTCAATTATACTGGTATGACTATCTAGTTGTTCTGTTAACCCTGAAAGTTCCGTTGCAAGTATTTCTATTTTTTCATTAAGAGATTTTATAGATTCACTTTTATCACCAATAAGAGACAGATGATTTTCATCATGCAATTTCTGTCCACAAGCAAAACATTCGTGATTTTGTAGTTTTTCTAATTCATTTTCGTATTTAATTTTTCTTTTATCTAGTTCACTAAGTTGTTTTGTTTTCTCGTTGTGTTTAGATTTTAAATCACGATGTTCTGAAACTGACTTTTCATAGGACGAGAGTAATTCGTGGTTTTTTATTTCAGTTTCAATATCAATTTTCAGCAATTGTTCAAGGGTTTTTGAAAATTCTTCCAAATCGTTTTCTTTGGTAGTTTCCCAAATACGCTTTCTGCGTTCTAAATCTTTGATACTTTTTTCTATCTGATCATTTGCTTCGCTTACTGCTTTGTTTTTGTATTCTTCTTCTTTTATACGGTCCTTTGTATCTTTTATAAGCTCTTTTAAAACAGTAGCCTTTTCACTAAGCTGTGTTATGCCTAATAATTGCTCAATAGTATCACGTTGTTCTGCTGCTCTCATAGAAAGAAATGGTTCTGTAAATGTATTAAGACATACTAAGTGTTTAAACATAGTATGACTCATTCCTATTAACTTTTCAATTTCTTCTTGAGTAAGACGATTTTCCCCTTGTTGTTCTTCGGTTTCGTCTTCCATATCGTTTACAAAGAAACGCAAAGCAACAGGCTTGCGTCCGCGTTCAATACGATACTTATTTCCGTTTACTTTAAATTCTAGTGTAACCAACATATTTTTATTATTGGTTATGTTTACCATATTATCTTTTTTAATATTGGTTAGAGCAGAGCCGTATAGTGCAAAAGAAATGGCGTTAAGCATAACACTTTTGCCAACACCATTTCTGCTACCATTTCCGCCCAAATCTAAGTTATTACCGATAACAAGGGTAAGATCACTGTCTTCAAAGTTTATGGCTTGGGTAATGTTACCCACGCTCATAAAATTCTTCATTGTGACATTTTTAAAAGTTATCATAGTTTAGAATAAATCTCCATTAATTTTTTGTTATTTATTACATCGCTATCTACTGCACTAAGTTGATTCACAACAATTTGATCTACATTTTCAATTTCTAAATCACTATCGGTTTTCCAATCGTCGCTGTCTGCTTCAATTTTCCTTGGAATAAGTGCTAGTTCTCGTAGATTGTATTGTGTTAAAAAAGTGTCTTTTATGTAGTTCGCTTCTTCGTAAGAAATTGGTATGTCTAGTGTAACACGACAATAGGATTTTGGCAACAAGTATTTTTCAGGTTCGTCAATAAGTGTTGAAAGATTGATAGTAACATATTTTGGTCCATCTGGCCAATCTATGTAAGTTGGTGTCTTGTCCCATTCTAACACCAACATACCTCTTTCATCGTCCCAAGCATCTGCATAATTATGACCAAACGGCGAACCAACATAATTTACTTTTCCGCCACTTTGTCTTTTATGAAAGTGACCACTAAAAACATAATCTGGAATAGTGAAATCTTCTTTTTTCAAACCACCATGGTCTGGCATTTCTACCATCGCATTCATTTTAAATTTAGGTAATTCAAAATGTCCGAAAACATATTTTGCTTTTAGTTTTGGTATCTTTTTCCATTCATCTTCTACCAGCCAAGGAACCAATGCTACATTTTTTGTAACAATTGGTTTCTCGTTTATGACAGTAATGTTCGGAAATAGTTCTGCAAAAGGAAAGCTGAATAAATCTCGCTTTTCACGATAATACAAATCGTGGTTTCCGGTTAGGACGTACACCTGTTCAAAACTTTCGCTTAATTTTTTAAGACCAGTGTATCCGTATTTTAGAGTAGATATGTTTATACTATTTCTTTGGTGGTTCCAGTCTCCTAAAAAGATGCAAGTTTCGCAATCGTTTGACTTTGCCTGTTCGCAAAACCATTCCAAAAAATCTTCGCAATCTTGGTTATGGATTTTTGAATTATTTTTAAGTCCATAATGTATATCGCCAAAAATTGCAGCTTTCTTAAATAAATTAGCCATTAATGCCAAAATCCTTTTGTTCTTCAATTACTTTGTTGTCGTATTCTTCGCGCCTTGCTTCCTGTTGTTCTTTTTCATCATTGAACTGGCGAGTATAGCTAGGCATATATCCGTTGTCTTGTAATAAATCATCGCGAATATCTTGAACTTTCTTTTCATTATTTAATACACCCAAAAATGCGTTATTTAATGTTGTCGTAAAATATGCAAAAGGATTAGAGCCTTTGCTTTCGTCAAAATAAAGACCAAATTTTGAAAGTTGCAGTAGTGCGTTGCCTTTCATTTCTTCTAAGTAAGTATAACCTCTAAAGTTTCCTCGCATAGAATATCTGTCAACCAATAACATCATCATTTTTCCAAGGTGGTCGTTTATTTTTCCTTTTGTGAGAGAAAAATGCCCTGTTTCTAAATCTCCTTCCCAATGACTTCTCACTGCTTCGTGCCATTCTCCATTCTCTAGCGCAAAATGTTTGTATGGTGGAAAGTTACATCTGATGTGATAATCTGCTTCTGTTTTTGGTGTTTTCTTTTTTGAACTTGAAGGAATGTGATCAAAACACATTAATCTTATTACTAACGGAGTTTCGTTCGCTTCTTCTTCTGTTACTGAAAATTGAGATAGCTTTGGTTTTGTTTTTGTTTTCAATTCTCCGCTTTCCCATTTTTTTAATTCTATTTCGTATTTGTTATAAGTCAATCTTTTATATTTGTTTTCTATAGTTTCGTCTATTTTTTCTTTTGTTAATTCAGATAAATCGCGAACTATATTGTCGTAATAAAAATATTTTTTATCTTCAATATAACAAAAACTCATCTTACTGTTGTGTATTTGTTTTAATAATTCTCTGTTATTTAAATAGTTTGTTCTTTTGGCCATTATGACTCCTTTTATATACATTATACCATACTTTTTTAAAAATGTCAAGTTTTTATAGATATAAATACAGTATATATGTATTTAAAGGAAATCTTAAATGTCTGATTTTAGAGTTATGTTAGTTGGAGGGGTATCACGAGGGGTTGGTACGAGTGGATTTTCATCTCCTGTTGGTCTGGGTATTAAAATAGACGTTGGCGGAATTTTAAGTGGTGGAATAAGTTCTGGATACGGACCGGACCAAGTTGACCCAAGCCTTGCCAACGCAGTCGGTTCAGGTACACGATCCACTGGTGGTGGAATTATATTTCCTTATACACCTACTATAACTTTTGGAAATAAATCAAATTACAGTGATTATGATTTGGTTCATACAAATTATGCAATAAATGCATTTGTTAATAGTAGACCAGATAATATTAGTATATCGGCACCTTTTTATAATCAGACAAAAGAAGAAGCATCGTATACCGCAAATGCAATTTTATTTTTAAGAACTTCGATGAAAATGGATTTTGGAGTTAACGCAACTGGAGCACCGCCGCCCATATTAAGGTTTAGTGCTTACGGGCCTTATAATTTGCAAAATGTTCCTGTTGTGATTTCTAGTTTTAATACTAGCTACCCGCCTGAACCGGATTATGTAGATGACGGGAATGGTAATTATTTTCCAACCGAAATGACACTTTCCATAGAACTAATACCGCAATATTCTGCTCAATTGCAAAGTGAATTCAGCCTTAAAACATTTGCAAGCGGGAATGCATACAGTAGTGGATATATTTAATGGCAAATTATAAAAAAACAAGCGTATATAGTAATACTATATTGAATAAAAAATATCTGGGCATATACGAGCCGCCTATAACCCCGAATATTGAAAATATGAAAAAATACACCATAACACAAAAATATCATCGCAGACCAGATTTGATGGCATATGATTTATATGGTAAAAGTGATTATTGGTGGATATTTACTATACTAAATAGAAGCGTTATCAAAGACCCTCTTTTTGATTTTGTAGAGGGCTTAGAAATTTATATACCAAATAATTTAACACAACTAGGACTATAATATATGCCATATTCTCCAAATCCATTAAACAGGTTTGCAACATATTCTTACAGAATACGAATTTTTATGTATCCAGAATTAGTAACATCTTATGGTGACTATCAAACTGGTGTCATGGTTGCTGATAGCGCATCAACCGCAGATTATAATATACAAAGCGTAGAACAGGTTCATCACCTTGGGTTCAATAATGCTAGACATGCGTTCACTAGTGAGTTTACTATACAAATAGCTGAAACAAATGGTATAACATTTTACCAAACATTGGCTGCTGCGGCAGGAATAACAGGAGTTAGCAATTTTATTTCAAATGCAAAATATGCAATTGAAATATCATTTCCTGGTCGTGATGATGGAAATGGTATAGGGACAGAAGGGCCATTTATAATACCCGTTATGTTCTTAAAGGTTGACACACAAATAACGGAGCGCGGTTCTTTATACAATATAACTGCTGTTGAAATATCAACAAATAGCTACAGTTATAATCTAGGAAATATAAAAAGAACTGTTTCGTTTAATGCGTCTACCGTTGGTCAGGCTGTTGAAGAATTTCAAAGAGTTGTAAATCAACAAGAAGCTGCCGAATTAGAAACTAATGAAAACATGTTGTCTAGAAATGAATATATTTTTGAATTTGATTCTAGTGCCGCAGAATGGGCAGATTGGCCAATAGAATTTAATGAAGAAAATCCAGGAAGTGACGACGTTCTTAATACTAGACAGTTTCAAATTGTTGCCGGATCATCCATTCAAGAATTTTTTACCAGAATAATGACCAATGCTGCGGAGTATAAATCTTATCCTGTTATAACTGGCGGATATTCTGCTCCAGACCCAGCGGGTTCTCCTAACAATTTTGATTTGAAAGTTCTTTATAAAATTATAGGAACTGAGGAAGATATTTTTTATGATCCTCTTGCTGGAAGATATACGAAAAAGGTTACTTACAGAATACGAAAGCATATATCGCCGGAATTGATTGTCAACAGTGAAGAAGTTTCCCATTATCAGAACAATCCCGCCGCGCAAACAACCAGAGTTCAGCATTTGCTTGGATTGGGTTTATTAAAAAAAAGATACGATTATCTTTATACTGGAAAAAACACAGAAGTTATTAATTTAGATATAAAGATAGAAAATAGTTACTATCTGATAAGCCCGCAAGCAAGCGGACAGATATTTTCTGCCAGACTTAGCGGCAATACTGCTCTATCAAGAACTAGAATTAATGAACAGAATTCAACAATTCAGCCAGAAGATAGAGGTTTTGGCATAACTGTTGATGCAAGACGACGCGCGGCAGACATTTCGGAAAGACTACTTGACACAACTCTTTCGGCAGATGAAAGAAGTTTGTTAATTTCAATGAGAAATTCTTATATATCTGAACTAGCAAGTGGACTGCCGCAAGGTCAATTTATGAGATACACGCATCTTAATGATGCGGTAGAACAATCTGTAGTGAACGCTCCAGTCAATGATAATGACACGCAGGCTGTTTTAAGATTTGGTGCATCTATGCAAAATCTTTATAATAGCGGCGATCTGTTAGAAATAGAAATGCAGATACGTGGCGATCCGTATTGGCTTGGTCTTCCTAATTCTCTCTATGATCTTGGATTGCCTACGGATGCAGCCGATTATGAGATGGGAGCAAATTATTTTTTCCTAAAAATAAATCTACCATCTCCGAATGGTCCGAGTAATGATTTTTTGATAACTGGATTATATCGTGTAATAAGTGTTATTAGTGAGTATAGAAATGGAAAATTTATTCAATATTTAAAAGCTTATCGCGATGTAATAATAAATACCGATACTGTTATTTCTACTTTAGAATCTGGCGATGGTGTTGCCCCAAATACCTCCCCGAATGCGCCACTTGACGGCTCTAGAACCTCTCCTAATGCGGGCAGTGCTAATCCCACTGTCACGGACCCAGCCGGATCAGGCAATCAAGGAGATGGTCTTAGCACAACGACAACCGGAGAACCTGTTGGAAACACTGGCGAAAATGGAAGACTACCAGTAGACAGTCTGACACAAATAGCTCCTAATCATTATTTGAGAGAAGATGCAGCGGCTGCGTATGAAAGAATGGTATCAAGTGCTGCAGCAGACGGCATACGTTGGGGTATAAAAGATTCTTATAGAACATATGACGAACAAGTAATACTGGCAAACCGACTTGGATTATACAAAGACGGTGGGTTGGCTGCTGAACCCGGCCAAAGTAACCATGGATGGGGTCTTGCCCTAGACTTAGACTTAGATTCACAGTCGCAGCAATGGATTAACCAGAACGCGGGAAATTATGGATTTAACACTATTTCCAGAGAACCTTGGCACTGGGAATATAATGGATAATAAGGAAATAAAATGTCAATGAGGTCAGTTAACAGATTTCAAAAAAAAGTAAGACAACAATATAATCAAAATTTGATTAATATGGGGGTCACTATTCCGGCAGGGATATATCTCGGAGAAGTTACACAGAACAGTGATCCAGATTATCCAGATATGAGAGTGAAAGTTCACGTTTTTCGTTTACTTCCTGCTATAACTCCTCAAAATTCTAAAGAAGTAACCGACGATGAACCAGAATTGGGAAGTATTTGGTGCCAAAGAATGTCACCATTTGCTGCAAATACTGATGATTATTCTTATGGCATGATGGGTCCACCTCCTGAACCTGGAAATACCGTCATTGTTGCATATACTGGTGATTATGCTAGTGGAATTATACTTGGTGTTTTGCCGGACCTTAAAAAGAACCAAGGTTTATTTACTGGCGGACAACCAGCAGCGGAAACGTCAGAAGGTATTAATCCTGCAAGTGAGCCAGATAGTCAAGGAAATCAAACTGCAATACCAGTTGTAGAAGGAACTGCTCCAGATTTATTAAAAGATGATCCTATGAGAAGACCATCTCAGCGATTTAATCCAAGAAATACAAGCATTAGTGCAGCGGGAGGAAATCACGTTACTGTTAGTCCAGGTGATCGTGAAGATGGAACTGGCGCAGGTGTTAGAATGGGAACAGGACGAGGTGCTCAATTGTTGATGGACAATCGTAGTGATACGATTTATATGAACAATGCTTCCGGAAATGGTTACATATCTATGGATACAAACGGTAATATAGATATGTATTGTGAGGGAACTTTTAGCGTACACGCGGTTGGTGGATTTAATTTTCACACCGATAACAGTTTTGTAATGCAGGCTGATGATGGAATTAATATGAAATCTCTTGGCGGCAGTGGTGTAAAAATACAAGCTGCAGGAGGCAATTTGGATTTATCTATACTTAACGATGTTTATATAACTGCACAAGGTGGTGAGATACATGCCCTTGCTGGCAGTAATATAATAATGAAAGGTTCAAACATTCATCTGAACGGCCCCGATGCTACGCGTGCCACCCCGCCTACAGTTTCTTCCCAAATGGGAAACACTGGCGTAACTCAAAGCGTAAGTGGTCGTGTTCCAGAAGCAGAACCGTGGAGAGGGCATACGACATATAGTAGAGATGCTGACCAATCTGGTAACAGAAGTGAATATTCTACTGCACCTGGAGCGGGGATTGACCCAAGTCGTGTAGGAAATGAATATCCGCCAATACCAGAAAATTCTTCTAATTTGGTATTTTGGCAAAACGGAGTAGATAGAAGAATTAGTCAACAATTATTTGATGCGCTTGAAAATATTGCTAGAGAATATGGAAAGGCATTAAAAATAACAAAAGGTTATGTTATACCTTCTCGTTCTGGTGGAACTAGCAATGCAGATAATAGTTTGCATATGACTGGCCAAGCAGTAGACATTATTCATGCTGAAGGTAGACCGGAAATTTTACGAGATGAAGTTTTGCAAATTATAGAACTAGCTAAAAACAATGGTATAGGTGGTATAGGGGTTTACAATGATAGAAGACCAGATGCTGCATTTGCAAACGAACTACATTTTGATTTAGGTCGTGAAAGAATTTGGGGAGAATGCGCTGATGGAACATTGCAATACGAATGTTTACCTACCGCTATACAAAATGAGGCCAGTGAATTAGGATATGATCCAGAAATTCCGATAGAAGATGCTCGATTTGCAACAGGAAACGGAGCAGTCAATGTAGAAGATATATCTGGTAATTCCAACGCAGAAAAATTGTATAATTATTTTGTAGAAGAAAGAGGCTATTCCCCGCAACAAGCTGCTGGTGCAGTTGGTAGTTTGATGGGAGAAAGTTATGAAAGACTAGACCCAACTGCGGTAAACAGTATAGGTGCAACTGGAATTGCGCAATGGCTTGGTCCAAGAAAAAATAATTTATATGAATTTTCGGCAAATCCAAACGCATTTGATCCTAATTCTTTTGATAGCACTTCTCCGCTAGACCCATTGTCTTTTGACACGCAATTGCAATTCTTAGATTGGGAATTAAATAATGATTCTTACGAATCTAGAACAGACAGTCATATGGTTCAAGCTACCAATGCTGCGCAAGCCGCAGAAATATGGACTAGAATTTATGAGAGGCCATCGGCTGCGGAAATTTCTTCATCTTTGCCCACTAGACAACAATACGCCAACAACGTGTTAAGTTCCTTTTACTAATAATATATGGAAAATAAAATATGATAAACAAAAATGCGCCAATATCTGCAAGACTACAGTGGGAAACGTTTGTTATATCTGATTCGCACAGGGCAAATCTTCCGGTTGACAAAACCGTTTTGCAGACAAGTGAAGATATGATAGAACTTATACTAGCAAATAACTATAGATATAGAATGTATAGATATTTGTCAGAAGAAGAAAAAACTTATAAAATAGGTTATGGCTATGGCGATTCGTCATTGCCATATGGCATGACTGAGGACGACGCATATGGCGAATGGATAAAAGAATTTAAGAAAAAAGAGGATCAATTTGCTAGGCAACTCCCAATAAATTACTTATCACAATCTCAATTTGACGCACTAATGTCTCTTTATTTTACAACAGGAAATTGGAGATATATTCCTTCAAACACTGTTCCTGGCAGTTATGATATTCTTAATGCAGTAAAACTTGGAAACTGGGAAGCAGTAGCAAATATGATTTCAGATTGTCCTACAAACAGACATCAAAGATTTGTAGAAGCTAGAGTTATGATACTTGGGGATTATTCTACTCAAAGAACGAGAAGGTCTATTGCAATTGAGGGAATACAATTTGCACGTGCACAATATGGTGCAAATAAAATAACAGATTCTGTATCAAAAAAACAGGCAGAATTTGCATATTATCGTCAAACTGGGGGAGGATATTTGCCAAACACCCCTATGCTCAGAAAAATACAAATTAAAAGACAATATCCTCTAAGATAAAAATACCACTTTATTTTAGTGATAAATAAAGATATGGAAAATAAATTTATTGGATATTCTACGATTGGTATTGAATTTGGAAGTGTCACATTGACTGATGTGAGTCTTGCTATTAGAGATTTGTACAATCATTTCTATACAAGAAAAGGTGAGAGGTTAGGTGAGCCAGATTTTGGTAGCATCTTGCCTCTTATGGTTTTTGAGCAATTGGATGATACGTCCATTTTTGCGATTGAACAGGACGTTAAAAACGTCATAAAATCAGACCCAAGATGGGAATTTATTAGTATGTCTACAGAAACTGGTGAGAATAGTATCGTATGTGTCGTTCGTGTCAACTATGTAGAAAATGCAACCGCCCAAGAATTATATCTAAGATATACAGCAGAAGAGAGTTAAAATATGTCACAGAGTGCAAGGCAGCGTAATTTATTTGCAGCAGAAGATTTTACCGTAGTTTACGATAGCTTTAAACAGGCCAACTTTAAGGCGTATGATTACGAAACTATAAAAACTGCGATGGTAGACTATATTAGAACAAACTATCCGGAAAATTTTAATGACTGGATTCGTTCTAGTGAATTTACGTCACTTATTGAACTTATGGCATTTCTTGGCCACAATCTGGCTTTCCGTAGTGATTTGGCAGTTAGAGAAAACTTTTTAAGCACCGCAGAGCGCCGTGACAGCGTTTTAAAAATTGCAGATTTTCTGGGATACAATCCCGCTCGCGCGTATCCAGCTACTGGTTTCTTAAAAATAAAGAGCATAAAAACAAATCAAAATGTGTACGGAGTTTCTGGAAAATCTCTAAAAGATGTTAAGGTTGAATTCCAAAATACCACCGATTCTGGATTTCAAAATTTTATGTTGGTAATTAATGAAGTATTGTCGTCATCTAATTTATTTGGCAAGCCATACGATAGTGTTGGCATAGATGACATAAGTAATGATTTATATTTGACGAATAAAGTTGCCACAGATAAAGTAGTTTATAGTTTCAAAGCATCGGTTGGTGGGGTAAAATATCCGTTTGAAATACATAATAGTGCCGCATCAGAAGAAAATAGTACAATAGTAGAACCAAGCCCAAATCCAGCTAATGCATTTGCACTTTTGTATAAAAATGATAATAAAGGAATTGGTAGTAAAAATACTGGGTTTTTTGTTGGATTTAAACAAGGAAGTCTACAATATACTGATTATACAATAGACAATCCAGTTTCAAATTTAAAAATTGATTTAAATGTAAACAATGTGAATGACACCGATGTTTGGGTTCAAGCTATTGACGAGACTGGCACAGTAATTGAGACTTGGACTAAAGTTGATACGGTAAATGGCATTTCTCAAATATTTAATCCAAATAACCAAGATAGCAGAAAATTCTTTTCTGTAAAAACAATGGAAAATGATAATGTTAGTATAAATTTCGGAGATGGCGATTTTGCAGAAATACCAAAAGGGATAATCCGTATATGGTATAGAACTAGTTTGAATCAATCTTATACGCTGAACCCAGACGACATTGGAATCATAAGCTTTAGTATCCCATATATCGGAAGTGACAACAATCGTTATAATGCAACGTTTACACTAGAATTGCAAGAACCAGTTACAAATGCTTCTTCTCGTGAAACTTTGCAAACTATAAAAAATAAAGCCGGAAGAATATTCAATACGCAAGACAGAATGGTAACGGCGGAGGATTATGCCACTTATCCTGTTTCTGTTTCGTCAAATATTATAAAAATAAAAAGTGTAAACAGAACGCATAGCGGACATAGTAAATTTATTGATTTTAATGATCCTACCGCGACATATCAAAATGTTGATATTTTTAGCGACGACGGATATTTTTACACCGAAAATATCGTCACTAGGTCAACTATCCCAGAAAATTCAAATTTTAGTGTTTCGCAAATATTTGATGCTTATATAAGGAATATTCCGGCAGATGATGAGCTATTGAATTTTTATTATAAGTATTATGAGCCTATAAACAAACCGGATTTAGATTTTTATGAATGGCAGCAAGTCACATTTGGTCCTTCTTCTAGTTCTGGATATTTTACAAAATTGGAAGAAAGTTCTAATGTTGTTAAAAGAGTTGGACCGTATGCAGACCGCGTATTGCTCGAGTCTATAACTGCAAATTCTATAATAGAGTTTATTTTAGATGGTCATGACCCAATATGGGCAAGGGTCATAAGTGTGTATGAAGATGGATTGGGTCTGGAAGACAGCACTGGATATCCTACTGGTCTTGACAACAAAGGAAATGGTTCAATAATGTTGTCAAAAACTGTTCCAGATGGATATTATATCAATCGTGTATTTCCGGCATTTTCTAAAAATTTTACAGAAAGTGAAAAAATCTCTATTTTGAAAAATCTTAATAGTAAAAATAATTTTGGATTACGATATAATAATATTGAAAATTCTTGGACTATCATTGGTCCAGAAAATCTTTTTCCATATACTCCTCTAATGCAAGATGATTTTAGTTTACAAAATGCAGGAGACGAGAGTTCTTCAAATTTAGACAATAGTTGGTTAATTCGCTTTGATTATTCTGGAAATAAGTGGACTGTTCTTACTAGAAATTATCGTATTGTTTTTGGAAGCGAAGAAGCAGTGAGATTTTACAACGTAAAGGGAAACTATAAAATTAATGGTTTTAATAAAAAATCAGACAAGGATAAAGTATCTATATTGAAATATAACACTTACCCAGACACCATGATGCCAACAAATAAAACAATAGATGTATATGCTCACAGGTATTATACCGAGAATGGTGGCAATCAAGACGACCATAAAATAATAATGACTCTTTCTGATATAAACAATGATGGTTATCCAGATAACCCAGTTGCTCTTTCTGATTTTATAGGAACAAATATGATACCGATAGCCAAAAAGACGGACGGGATTATTGAATATCAAGTATATGATCCTACTTATACTCCAAATAAAAATGGAAGAAGCAATGTTGCATTTAAATGGACAAGGATTGCAGAGAGTGATAAAAGAATTGATCCATCAATAAGCAACGTGATAGATACATTCGTTTTAACTTCTGGATACGATAGAACATTTAGGTCTTGGGTTGCCAATAATCGTGACAAAAAATATTTGCCTGTCCCGCCTACATCTGGTGCTATTTCTACGCAATTTGCAAATATCAATAGAAAAAAGAGTATAAGTGATAGTGTTATATATCATAGTGGAAAATATAAAATTATATTTGGAGAATTGGCTGATGTTGAATATCAAGCAAAGTTTCGTGTAGTCAAATCTCCAGGAACAAGCTTAAATGACGGAGAAGTAAAGAGCCGAGTAGTTTCTGCAATCAGAGATTTTTTTGATATAAATAATTGGGATTTTGGTGAAATGTTTTATTTTACTGAGCTTTCATCTTATATACACAATAGATTATCTGGGTTTATTAGTAGCGTAGTTATTGTTCCTACCCAAGAAAGCAGTGTATTTGGTAATTTATTTGAATTGGCCCCAGAGACAGACGAATTGTTTTTGCCGGATGTAAGTATAGAAGATGTAGACATTGTTGATAGCTTTACAGAAGCAAATTTGAGACTTAGAAGGAATTAATAGATGAAGCCCGAAAATACAAAAAAAGTAGACAGAAATATACAAAGCGGAACCACAAAAATATTACAAGGTTCTAGAAATGTTACAGACTTTTTGCCTAATATTTTCAAAACCCCTACGAATAGAAAATTTTTAAATTCTACACTTGAAAATCTTTTCAGTTCTGGAACAACCGAAAATATAAATTCATACTGGGGCAAAGTTTCTGGGTCAACATTTGATTACGAAAATGACGTTTTTAATTCTGATACTACCTCTATTCGTCAAAATTATCAATTTGCTACTGGATTTAAAACTTCTGTAGATAGTCAGGAGGTTGCAACGTCTTATATAAATGCAATCCGTTCTCTTACAAGTAATGGATATGCCGTTGGTGATATGGACCGTTTGATGGCAGAGCAAGAATATATACTTGATCTTCCTATAAACAGTGACATGTTTGTAAATTACTTGAATTATCATTGGCTTATAGATGATATGCCGGTATGCGTAATAGAACCGACCTCTTCTAATCCTATTGATATTGATAAAATTGTGAAAGTTAACTCTTACACTACCCCAGTTCTTGAAAATGGAAAAACTCTTACCTTAGTAAATGGAATGAGAATTTCTTTTTCTGGAGTAAATGCAACTAGTAGTTCTGGGAATTATTTTGCAAATTCAATATATTTTGTTGAAGGAGTTGGTTCCGGTGAGATAACACTAGTAGAACAAATAGATCGGTTTGGAAAAAATGTATTTCCTCGTGCAGTCCCTTATACGCCATATATTTATAGAGATGGATGGGATACCTCATTATTTGATTCGGTAGAATATGACGACAGTGTATATATAAATTTGTTAAAAGAGTATGTTGTTATGGACAGAATGTCCGATGACAAGAATGCTTGGTCGCGAATAAACAAATGGTATAGCATATATGCAATAACCGCCACCGCAGAATACAATGAATTTAGCATATCATCTGTAATAAATGAAAAGACTTCGGCAAGAAGACCTATTATACAGTTTGACCCAAATATGGAATTGTATAATAGTGGGAAAAAATGGAAACTTGTTATAGACCATCATATTGAGGGAGTAACAGAAGCGGAAATTGAAGGAAATTCTCAATACTTCAATAATTATTATTATCTTGAAAATGGTGATAGAGTGCTGCTGACTGACAAAGATACTGATACATTTGGCGTATATGCCGTTACTGGTGTAGGAAGTAATATAAACTTGACTTCTATTACATCTAGTTTGGCATTCCAAAAAGACGATAAAATATATGTATCGCATTCGAACGTAGATGAGTTTATTGCAAACGAATTTTATTATGAATTTGGGAAATTGATTCGTGCACAGCAAAAGACGCATAGAAGCGATTCTCCGTTATTTTCTTTATACGATTCAGGATCGAAATCTCTAAATAATTATAACGAAACGAATTTTGTAGGTAACGAAATATTTAAATATAAAACAAGCGATACTTCTATTCTAGATCAAGAAACTGGACTGAACTTAGCATATGATTTAAATAATCCAGAAGCATACTCGTTTGACATTGCGATAGAAAGTAAAAAATATTTATATTCTAGTGAAAATGGAATCATAACCAATATTGACGGAGAATATTTTTTTAAAAAACATATTCATTCAGAACAATATGTTTCGGTATGGTCGCCAACGAAAGATGTTCAACGTTCAAAAGTCAATGAAGTCATAGTTGTTGAAAAAGACGGGCAGAACGTTTCTTATAATATATCTCCCATTGAGCATCCAAATAGTTATATTGTTAAAATAAATCAAGACAATGCTATATGGTTTGAAAAAAAATACGGATATATATACAGCGATGGCGAAAAAAATCCTAATATAACACTTGTTCGGAACATGGATTATACAATAAATTATATATCAAACTACCAATCAGCAACTGGTATTTACTTGGATATTTTTGATCCATACGGAAATGTTCCATCTGGGGTAACAATATCAAATGATAATACAAACGAAATTGCATTAAATGTTTCCGATAGTTACGAGTATGATACGCTAATATACAAAGCAAGTGGCTATGAATATTATGGTATTATTTTCTTGGTAGATTCTATTAAATCTTATGACGTTTTGTTAAATGGAAATTCTGCTACAGACACTGACTACGTTTATCAAAATGGAACTATAAAGATAACTTCTTCTTTAAAAAAAGGAGACGTAGTGGAATTTTCATACTACACTGACCAAGCATCTGCCCCGCGTGATATTGCGTCTAGTTTTAAATATAATCCACTAAATGAGCCAGTATTTGAGTTGAATTCTACTGAAATAGCAGATCATATTATAAAACAAAATATAGAAAATCCGTTCTACGACGGAGTGTTTGTCGGAGAAAATACATATTATAAATCTCCGAAAAACACCACTTATGGGGGAAATATCAGACAGCAAATATATTCTCCCGCGCCACATTCTATATTTCATGCTAATGAAAATTACGATATTCTTACGTCTATTGATATTATCAAGACTGACTACGAAAACTTTAAAAATATATTTAAGTCCAAAGTAACGCAACTTTGGAATAGAAATTCATTTGACAGTATTCGGGATTTGGTAGACGAAACATTGTCTCAAATTAATATAGGAAAGAACGAAACATTTTCATATGCTAGAAGCAATATGGCATACTATGACAACTTCGAAACATATACGCATAATGTAACGGATACCGATCTAACATTCGATATATCTTTTTTAAAAAATGCGTATGGAAATAAAAAAACGAGTTACCAGCTTTGGATCATCACAGATGAATCGACCCAGCAAGAATGGGTTCCTTTAAAAGAAGATAAAGATTTTACATTAAATTTTGATTTAATAAAAATAAATCAAGAAATCCTCGGCTCTGCAACTAGTGCAACGGTAGAATTAAGATTGTATGATATGGAAGCAAAATCTTATATACCATATAGTCCTGTTGCTCTTGGATTTGCGAAGAAAAGCCTAGTAAGATTTGATGGAAACTATATAATCTGTCATGATGGCTCTAAGCACACAGCTACGACTAATGAAATTTTTAATATGTACGATACATCATTTGATGTTGTGTCCGCCGCAGTGTATGATTTAGAAACTAGAATTTATAATAATATATCGGATAGCAAGACTTCTGTATTCGAATTCTTACCAAGAACTAATACCAGAGAATTTATGAATTATTCTCTTTTAAATACTATGCTAAAAGAAGAGTGTATAAGTTGGTCATCGGCATACACCGATGGATACGAAGAAGTAAGAATTTTGGATTTTAATTCTGCTGATAAATTCACTTACAATTACAAATCTGTTACCGAGTATGAAAGTTATAAATCTTTATACAAATATATGTTTAACACGGAACGCCCTCATACACATCCTTGGGAAATGTTTGGATTTGTTGACGAGCCAACCTGGTGGTCTGCCGCATACAGTTGGGTTGATGTTTATAAACGAGAAAGATTGGTTGATTCTCTTAAAAATGGTTCAATTAATTATATTGGAAATCAGACAGAGCCAGACATCGCATACGCATATTACAATTATGATTGGGATAACCAAATATTGGTCACAGAAACGGGAGAATTAAATGATCCTATAACTGCGGGAATAATAGATGAAATAGAATTGGGAATTTCTAATTTACATAATAATTTTTCTTTCGGAAATGACATGTTTTTGGTTGAACAAAATTGGAAAAATACAAGTGATTATATATTTTCACTGGCGAAAGCACTGTTTAGATTAAAACCATATAAGATGTGGAACATATTTTGGAAAAAGAATGATTTGATTGAATTAAATCAGACTTCAAAATCTATAAAACTATATGATTCTACGAAATCAAGAATTGGCATAAGAGAAAAAAACTTACACTTGTATAAAAATGAATTGAAACACGTTATTGGTTTCAAAATTCCCCAAACACAAACAGATTATGGTCAGATTTTATCTGTGATTGCTCCGCAAAATGAATTCTATGGACAAGCAACATTCAGTCCTGTTATAAATCAGAGTAGAATTGAGAATATACAAATAATAAATTCTGGATACGGGTATAGAAAAGATTTCCCAGTTATTATACAAACCGTGAACGGATATAATACTAGCGAAGTTATGGCAGTAGTTGAAGACACGCCAGTTAATACTGTTTTCGGGATGAATGCGTTGCTAGTAGAGCAATATAATAATATTACTAACATAGAAGAACTTCTGCATAACACAGAATCTCTTCCCATAATACACCTTGGTGGATATAGTAAAAAAGAATTGCTTAAAATAGAGTTGGATGGTAGTTATACTAACGGTAAAATTACTATACCTCCGGAGGATTACGGAATATATCTATCAAAGTCTCCAACAATTGCAAGAATACGATATTCTGGGGTTATCGTAAAGAAAACAGAAACTGGCGAATACGAAGTTTCTGGGTATAACACTAGAAATAAAAATTTCATTATTTATCAAGTTAATACTAATGGACAAAGTAACGATGTGGTAATAGATCAAACTTACTCCATAACCCGTTACACAAAATTTAAGAATTTAATAGCAGGTGTTCCATACGGAACCCGCTTTAAAAAACGCCAAGATTTGTATAACTTCTTAACTGGTCTTGAAGAATTTTATAAAAAAATTGGATTTCATGATATGAACTGGGAACAAGGTTCCTTGTCAATAATGAGATGGACTATGGCAGAAAATGATTCTAATACCACATGGGAAAATGGGTTAAAAAATAATAGAGTTATATTTAAACAAGGTTCGACTGGAATTGTAAAAGAAATATCAGATTATGATTCATTTAATAATCCGATTTCTAACGTCCTAAAATCTCCTATATCTCCAAATAATTTTATTTTCTATAGATCGGAGAATTTTACTGAAATAAAACCAAAAAATGAGGCGAATTTAACAGAAAAAATCTACGGGATAACCATAGACCTGATAGAATATGAACATTTGTTGCATATAAATCAACAAACACGGTTTGGTGATATAATTCAAAATAATAAAACCGGATTATTCAACGATAGAATAAAGATAAAGGGAGAGCGAACCAAAAACTGGAATGGAAGAATTAATGTTCCTGGTTTCTTGGTAACTGAAAGCGAAATAGTAAACAACTTTGATAGCAATATCAGAGAAATAGAAAACGATATTTTGAATTCTTACAACAAAACTCTTAATACGCTGACTAGGTATACAGACAAATACACAGTTGGATACCAAGAGAAGCCATATTTTATCGATCTTACCGACACCGAAACTTCGGCTTACGAATTTTCAAAAGGTGTAAGAAAATACAAAGGAACCACACAAAGCATTGACGCCATATTAAAAAATAAAAACATATTCGCGAATAATAGTGATACTATTTCTGAAGACTGGATGATATTTTCAAAAGATTATGGCGATAAGAACGTTTCTGATGCAATTCGCGTAGAGGTCCCTCGTGATTTGGTTAAATCTGATCCACAGATAATACGTTTTAATAACAACACGAGCTATGACGATCCATATGATACCGTCATTGATATACCAAAAGGTTCCAGTAGCTATATATCTGGTAATTTTGAAAATCCAATACCAACGTTGCCGCCAAAACCATTTAGTTTGAGAAATGCAGATGATATTAAATATTTTGAAAACTTTGCAAAAACTTCTGGAATTCCGTTTGAGAGCGAAGTAGATTATGTGGTTGGCGGTATTGGTGATATGCTGGAAGTTTATGAATACTCTAGCGATTATGCAAATGTTCCGCTATGGTCTGGTAACGTTTCGTACAAAAAAGGTGATATAGTTCGAAAAGGTCCGCGAGTATATCAATATTTGTTAGAAACAACTGGATATAATCAGATAGCATCACAGAGTTACATTAGAGGAAATGTGACATTTCCAATTGTTTCGTCTGGTTCTACATTTATAATAGGAGTAAGACAAGCAGATGAAACTGAAATAACTTATTACGATATAACTTTTGAAAAAACCCAAGGTGTTGCAGAATACGTGCCTTATGAGTATATTTCGACAGTTGCAAATCCTGTCACAAATGTCGGGAAAAATCTATCGATCAATGGAAACACAATAGTGTTATCTAGCTCCACGGCTACTAATGTAACTCCTACATCAAATTCAATTACTGCGACTGGAACACTTGCCGATTTTAGTGTTATTGGAGAGTATTTAGATCAAATTATAATCGACGACTATCGTATAAGATTGAGTAATATTGATGAGTTGCTTAATTCAAAAATAACTTTATTTACTGCGTTGTCTTCAGTAAATGTAGACTTACAGAATGTTGGATTAGATTCAGCCGGTCTATATCTAGGTAATATCCCAACTAAAATGAATGCTTTTAGGCAGTCTTATATTTCGGAAACTTCTTTACAAGATTGGAAAAATTTCTTAAATAATTATTATTCGGGAATATACGAAAATTACGGGTTTAATATAAATTATCTTACAAATTTCTATTCTTCATTGAATGGATTTGAAGATTATTATGATGAGTTTGTTGCATTCTATGAGAACGAAATAAGTATATACGAAACATTATTTGGTATTACTATAGAAAATGGTGTTACGCAAGTTTCGAGTACAACGTTGAATACTATGATACAATCTATAGAAAACACTTTATATATTACAAAAATTTCCAGATATATAAAATCTGGTGGTATCATAATCGGCAGTGACAATATTGCTATTCTTGGTACAACTGATAGTGTTTCTTTAGATTCTCAAGAAATCGTTGATAAAATAAATAATTATTTTTCAAGATTGAATTTGTCGGATTCTTATGCTGCGAATATAATTGATGATAAGTTACAAATTGTTAAATATATACCGTTAGCGCAAAACACCGGAAGTTTGTCCATCATTGTTGATACAACTGGTACGAATTTGGGATTTGAAAACGAAATAAATGTATATAATGTTCTAGACGAATTGGTTACTACTGAATATTTCGTGTCTTTGGAAAATTTAATAAACACAATAAATTTTTATGCAATAAATGGAATTGTTGCATCTTCTCAAAACGGATATTTAAAAATAACAAGTAGTAACCCTGAACTCATCATAGGAGAAGGGACTGCAAATTCTGATATTGGATTGGTAGCGGGAACATATGCTTCACAATTCGTGGATGGGACTATATTATTGGATTTAGATGTCAATGATGTTGTTGAGCAAATAAACAACGAAAATATACAAAATGTTGTTGCATCAAACATAAATGGTAGCGTTGTTATATCCGCGTCTGTCGCAGAGATAGACATAGGTGCAGGAACCGCAAATTCTGTGTTAGGGTTTTCTGACATCGATTCTATCGTTACTGTTGGAACAAATGAAAGTGCTGGTAGTATAAGCAATACGTTCAATTCATCTGAATGGACAACTATCTCCGATCCTATTGACTTTAATATATGGGTAAACAATAATCTAGACCCAATTATTGTAAACACAAGCAGAAGTTCTGGATATAATGTTTACCAAGCTATGGATTTTGATCTTGAAATTTTTGAAATATGTCCTGGCACATTTTCAAACGATGATGCGATGATAAAATTCTTAAAACCTCATAACTTACAAGTCAATGATTATGTAGTTATAACTGCATCAAATTCATCTCCGAATGTAGACGGCATTCATCGTGTAACTGCCATATATTCAGATACCATAATATTCATAGAGAGCTATATAAAAAATAATGGTTCTTATGGAAAATGTTTTCCATTAAGGCCAGTTAGGTTTTCAAACACACAGCAGATGCTTGATAGCGGATTTGATCAAAAATATCATTCTGGAATTTATGGTTGGAAACCAGGAATGTACGCATATGTAGATTCTTATGAAGATACGGGTATTCCAGCGGCGTATCGTTGTATTGACGTGAATTTATTTGGTGCTGTTTATTTTGAATTGATAAGAAAATTCGAACCAATGGCAGACAATTATAAACTAAAATCTGCATACGCGTATGACTATGGAAAAATGCAAACAAAAACAGAATTTGAAGTATTTGATCCAGTAAAAGGAATAATACCTGGAATTGCTGAAATAGAAATTGATATAAAAAGTATATATGACAATGCACGATATACGGATTCTACGGATACTGATGAAAAAATAGACATGGACAATTATTGGGCAGACGATCATGTCGGAAAAACGTGGTGGGATATGTCAACCGCAGTTTATATGGATTATGAACAGGGGTCTCTTGATGGGCGTCAACAAAATTGGGGAAAACTGTATCCAACCTCAAGCATTGATGTGTACGAATGGACAAAAAGCACAGTTCCGCCAGATATTTACGAAGAAGAGGTTATCTCAAATGCAGTAGTTGGTGGCATTCAACTTACCGGAACTCCGTACTACCGAATCGGAAGATATGGCGACAAAGAATATTACTGGACAGAAAAAACGACATTTGACCGTTCACGCGGAATAAATGAAACTTATTATTATTACTGGGTAAAAAACAAAACTACTGTCCCGAATAGCAAGAGAAGATACACAACGATTGATTTGGAAAATATAATAAGAAATCCTAGTTCATACGGTATTAATTGGATTGCAGCAATTTCCAATGATGCAATAATTTTATCTGGATTGGCAGATTGTTTGGCATGTGATAAATCTATTATTAATGTATGGTTCCAAGAAAGCGATGATAGTTATCATAAAGAGTATATCATTCTCTCTGAGGAAGAAAAGGAAAAAAAGATACCCTATGATTTGCACAAATCGCTCAGAGACAGTCTTGCGGGATATACGGATTATGATATAGAATTAACTTATTCTCCTTGGATGCCATTAAAAAATTATAAGAAGGATGACGTGGTAAAATATGAGGATAGCTATTATATCGCCATGTCAAATAACACCGCCGTTACCCCTGCGCCGCAAATATCTGTTAACCCTGTTGTGTACGATGGTGTGTGGCATGAACTAAAGTTTTTAAATGCTATACAAAACGAAGATGTGTGGGATATAAAAAGCTATGGATACACATGGGATGATGCTTTATGGGATGACACTGATTGGTCGAGAATATTCCCAGACAATTTGGATAATATTGACGGAGAATTGTATATAAAGTCATTGAAAAATATACCAGATTATAAAAAACATCCGTTGGTTAAAAATGGTATATCAAAATTCGGTCAAAGTTGGTTTAAAAATGTTTCAGATGCAAGAAGATCGTTTGTTGAAAAATTAAATCAGACTTTAAAAATGATTAATATGTATGAAATAAGATCAAGTTGGTATTATTCTTTTAATACAGTATTTCATCCTACTGGTAAAGTGTTTGATTCTTCATTCGTTGAATACAAAGTATCTGATATGTATACATATACAGACTGGTATACGGCGGACTATAAAAATATAACAAAAATAAATTATACTATTCAAACAGCAGAAGAAATAGGAAATATTAATCCTTCTTTGGGAGAAACACTAAAAATTATAGGGATCAAAGACCCAGAAGATGACATCAAACGGTCAAAAATATATATGTATGATGGTGTTGCGTGGAATTTGATATACCACGAAAAAGCTACGATCCATTTTTCTGATGACATATGGAATCCAAAAACATCATCAAGAACGTGGTCTGATGATTTATGGGATGTTGATTCTTGGGATAGAGATACTGGTCCATATTTCTTTAAAATGCTAGATATTTTATATGAAACGGTATTTAATGGAGAACTAAAAAGTTTATACAATGAACTTTGGTTTACTATGCTTAGATATGTTCATAGTGAGCAAGATTTTGTAAATTGGGCAGTCAAATCCTCTTACTTTAAATTTGTTCTTGAAAATGAATTTACGGAAGACAAAAAGTATAAGAAAGATATAATACAAAATGTTCTTGATTATATCCAAGATGTGAAGCCATTTACTAGCAAGATGAGAGATTTTACGAATAGAAAAAATATCATTGATAGTACGACTATAGGAATTGCAGAATTAGATGACATAAAATCGGTCACTTTGAATTACTCTGATGTGTCAACTGATGCAGTGTATAATGGGGATGTAATATTAACAAACACATTTGCTGAACAAGGTGATATTGATACGGTAACATCTGACATGATAACTACCGAATATGATTTTATATATGATGGCAACGTCATGGATTATAGTAATGATAAATTTTCAGAAGAACTAATTCCATCAAGAATGAGAGATGCGGTTGGTATTTTCATTACTAGAAATGAGGTAGGAGACACAGAAACCGACACCACTAAGCAATATGTTATGCATGTAAACAATAAAAACAAAATTTCGTATAGTATATCTGAAAACACTGATATTTCTCAATTGACAAATAATATACTCAAAACTGATACCTCTATAGAGGTAGATGATGGAAGTAAATTCTTGTTTAATTCTGGAAACACTATATCTAAAAGTTCTGGCGTAGCTTGGATAAACGGTGAAAGAATTGAGTATAAAAATGTAATTGGAAATATTCTTTTGAATTGTGTAAGGGGGACTGGCGGAACTGCGCCACGAGACCATATAGCAGGCGACGATATGCTTTATACCAATAATGAAAATGTGGATTATCCACCGATTGAATTGAGCACTATACTGTATGATGCTATCAATTTTAATTAATAAATACTATCATATATTAACAGGAAGATAAAATGATAAATGATACTGAAAATATGAACTTTAATGTAGAAGGTCACGTAAAGATCGTCAATTTAGACAATAATTCTGTTATATTAGATAAACGCAATGCAGTAAACTATCAGAATTTTGCCAAAATTATTTCACAGATTTTGGCAAATTCTGGAAGTGGTGCAGGAATTCATTCTATGGCTTTTGGCAATGGTGGAGTGAATATTGATAGTTTGGGAAATATAACATACAAACCTACAAAAACATTCGGTTCAGCCGGAAGCTTATACAACGAAACTTATTCAAAGATTGTTCAAAATGATCCGGTCGTTGATGAGTTTAATAATATTTCTTATACTTATATAGACGGCAATAATTATAGTGATACGATTATTACCTCTACACTGGATTATAGTGAGCCGAGCGGTTATCCAGAGTTTGATACAACCGACAATATAAGTAGCGATTATATTTTTAATGAAATATCACTAAAAACTATAAACGACGAATATCTAACACATATTATCTTCCATCCTGTTTTGAAATCGCAAAATAGAAGAATTCAAGTAATTTATACACTAAGACTGACTATAGGAGCATAAAATGATATATACCGTTGATTTCAGCAATCCCGCAAAAACTCCTATATTGGTTAACATTGGCGAATTAGACAATTCTACTTCTCTTTCCCTAGTTGGCAAAAACTACACAAGATATGGCGAAGTTTTTGCAGAAAATTATGTTCATTTACTTGAGCATTTTGCATATAGCGATCCTCCTTTGAATCCAGTAGAAGGCCAGATTTGGTATAAATCGGATGAGCAGTTGTTAAAAGTTTACGACGGAACACAATGGAAAGGTCTGACAGAGGGCGGCGATGCAGGTCCAACTGTTAAAAATGTATATTATGTTTCTGAAAGTGGAAGTGATTCTAACACTGGAGAATCTCTTGGTCAATCGTTTTTGACTATAGACCGTGCGTTGGAGAGAATACACGAAATTGATACAGAAGCAACGGAATATCGTCATCCTGTTACTATTTTTGTAAAAAGCGGAACATACACAATAAACAATCCGGTTGTAGTTCCAGAGAATGTTTCTATTGTTGGTGATAATCTACGTTCAGTGAACATAATGCCACAAAATGCAGACCAAGATATATTTTGGGTTAAGAATGCAGACTATTTTGCAAATATGACATTTAGAAATCATGTATCGCCAAGTGCTGCTATTGCGTTTCCTCCTGATGGAAGTGCCGGAAGAATAACCACTAGCCCATATGTGCAAAATTGTTCAAGCATAACGACAACAGGAACGGGTATGCGAGTTGACGGAGACCATACAGAAGGTCTAAAATCTATGGTTGTTGATGCATTCACCCAATATAATCAAGGTGGTATTGGTATTCATATGCTTAATCGCGGAAATACTCAATTGGTTTCTGTATTTACTATTTGCTGTGATAAAGCAATAATGTGTGAAAGTGGTGGATTTTGTTCGTTGACTAACAGCAATTCGAGTTTTGGGAATTACGCACTTGCATGTGACGGCGTTAGTTCACCAATATATACCGCTAATGTAGTTTCGCAAGATGCGGTTAATATTTTCACCTTTAACAATTTAACAAGAAAGCCTACCATTGGCGATGCCGTTAGTTTTGCCGGAGATGCAAATTATTATACCGTATTCGAAACAAGTGATTTAAGTATAGATAATACCGCAATATTTTCTCCATCTTATACCACACAGTCTTCCACACTGCAAAACTCACGTCAGACTATATTGGACAATGCAGATATTTTAAAATCACAAACCATTGAATTCATAGTTACTAATTATCCAGACTTGGATTTTGATCAATTCTTGTGTTCCAGAGATGTTGGGATTGTACTTAATTCTATAGCGGATGATATGGTGTTTGGTTCTACTTATCTATCTACTGTTGCAGGAATAAGCTATTACAAAAATTCTGCTACCGACGTAATTGATTTACAATTAACAGAAACAGTTGATGCAATTGATTTCTTAAAAAACAAAGTATTATCCTTGTTTTCCGGAACGAATACAGTTACTAGTAGAATTGCAGAAAACTTCAACATAATACTAAACATTCTTCAAAATGGTAAATTATCTGCAGTTGACCCAGCGTATACTGATCCAGAAGTAGTAAATCAAAATGCGGTATATGCAAAAAACATGCTTATAGCAAATAGGCCATTTGTCGTGGCAGAAGCTGCGGCATATATGAGCGCAAATTATCCAAGTTATATATACGATATTGCAGAATTTAACGAAAATATAGAATACATATACAACGCCATGATATATGATATTCTTTATTTTTCAAATAAAGAAACAGCAGATGCTGCTGACGAATTCTTTAATGGAGGATTTATGGAGATTCCAGAACCCGACAGAACAAAATATGTAGATATGTTTATCTACTTGAAAAATATTACAAGAGACATACTTGGTAGTGTAAATATATCTCCAATTAATACTTCGCAGCCGCAAATCACTGCTCTGCCAGTAACAAACGAAACGCAAAAACAGCGCGCAGATTCGCTTTATGATATAGTTCTAGAGTTAATTGAGAATGGATACACTGTTACCGCCACGTTTGAAGAAGCTGCAACTGGAAGTTATGCATTGGGAGATGCGACTAACTTTCATCAATACAGTTTAATAACCGCATCGGGCCATACATTTGAATGGGTAGGTGCCGGAACTGACATCAATACCTCACTGCCATATCTTGGAGGCACAGCGATTGTTGAAAATCAAGTATTGCAAGAAAATGGCGGAAAAGTATATTTTACCGGAACTGATGAACGTGGAGATTTTAAAATCGGAACTGATTTCACCATAAATAGAGCTAAAGGAACAATTGAAGGGCGCGTTTTCCGTAGAAGTTTGTATGGAATACTGACACCTTATATATTGGCATTACAGGAGTAAGAAAACAAAATGGCTTCACCATTATTACCGTTAAACAAATTTTTAAATGTTGCTACTAAAGTAACAACCGTTGACCAGATAGCTTACACGGTTCCTTCGGGAATTTCTTCTATCGTGCTGTCGGCTATATGCACAAATTATACTGGAAACCCAGCGACACTAAACGTAAGAATTTCAAAAGCAGGAACAAGTTATTATCTTATTCCAAATATTGAATTGCCAGCAAATGAAGTAATGGATATTATTTCTGGAAGAATGGTTTTGACCGAGGGCGATCAAATTATTATAAAATCTAATATTGCAGATTCTGTTGATTTCGTTATGAGTCTGAATGAATCGGCAAATGAGTAAGGAAAATAAATGAGTGGTTATAAATCTAGATATCCGATAACTGGCCGTTACAAAAATACTGATTTTGATGAATTAACGGCAGTCAGATATGATTATGTTAAGCCTGCGGAAAGTGAACCAAATCTTGGACTTCCTGCGGCTGATGGTTATGCCCTTTTGGGAAACACGAATGGAACAAGATATTGGGCATTTGTCAATACAGGAGGTTCAGAAGGACCTCCAGGACCCCCAGGACCTCCAGGAGCAGTCATTGATCCAGAGACTGGGTTTGTTATTGGCCCACCTGGACCCACGGGATACGCCGGAAGCCGTGGAGCTACTGGACCCGTTGGTCCGGTAGGCGCTACAGGTACTCCAGGATTGCTTGGTGATACTGGACCGATTGGGCCTGTAGGATATGTGGGTTCAAAAGGTGCGCCAGGAACCCCAGGAATCGCTCAAGTTGGATATACTGGTTCTGCCGGAGAAAATGCAACTGGATACAGTGGTTCGTCAGGAGCAGACGGGTCAAGCGGTGTTCCTAGTGCTATAACAAGTGAAACAGTTGTTCCTAGTACAACTATTTCCGAATATGTTTTTTTTAACATACCTTCTTATTCTTCATCTGTCTTCGTAGATTGGAAATTTACAAGTTACTTAAATAGTCCATATTATATATCTTTATTTGTTGACGACTATGAATATACTGGTAATGTTTTGTCATATAGCACGGGGCCGCAAGGCGATGATCCCTATCCGGTTTCTGAAGAACAAAGTTTAATGATAAACATGAACGATGGGACAGTTTTTAAAGTATGGTCCACCGACACCGTAGACACAGCATACGCGTCCCCAGATGAAAAAAGGTCTGGTATTACGAGAATGGGAACTCTTAATTCTAGGGTAACTGAAATTAAAGTTGCGATAAAAACACTGGCATCCGGTGTTACTACAGTTGACGGAAGTACGGCAGATATTCCTGATATAAATGTATATTATGATAACCCACAGGCAGAAACTGGAACAATCCCGCCTCCAGAAGGTGGAACAGAAATAATACAAAGTATTGTTTCAGATCAGGTATATACCACTATACAGTATCCAGCGTATACGGCACAGGTTTTCTCTAGGTTTACTGCTGGCCAAGTCTCTGACAGAGAACCAGTAGGTTCGTTGACTGTTAGCGCATATATTAGACAAAATTCGAGTTCTAATTGGCAAATAGTAGGAACAAGAACGAGCGATCTTGTTAATTTTGGTGCTACCCCGCAGTTCATTAATATTAATTTCACTGTCCCAGACAACTGGGAATACAAATTTGTATATTTTGCAAATACTCTCGACGTAAGTAATCCGAGTGGAACGGCAACGATTGTGTGGTAAAATATGTTAACAGTACAGATAATTAAACATAAATACTTTTATATTGATAAGGAAATGGAATGCAACATTATATAACGTATGATAAAACAACTGGAATGATAAAAACGTCAGGATGCGTTGACGATATAAGTCAGGTTAGGTTAAGAAATAACTGCGAGTTGGTAAAAGTGGGTGGACTTGTAAAATCAAATTTGCATTATGTTGATCTAGTTACAAAAAAAGTAAAAAAAAGGCCACAAAACACTTGGCAATCGGGGATTTCGGTTTCGGTGAACGAATCCTTTATATTTGAAAATGTTCCTAACGAAACTTCAGTTTATATTGATGATGATTTTCTTGCTACGATTTCTGACGGAACGTTGGAGTTGGATATACCATTAGCTGGATTATACAAATTAAAAATTGATCCGCCATTTCCGTATTATGAACATATTGTAAAAGTAGAGGTGGTTTAATATGCCAAAAATAACAGCAGACATAACGAAATTAAAAGAAAAAAAGAATTCCGAAACTGATGCAAACAGGATGCAGGCGTATCGCGAAGAATCTGATCCGCTATTCTTTAAAGCCCATCGTGGAGAAATTGAACTTCAGGAATGGTCTGACAAAATCCAAGAAATAAAGCAAAGGTTCCCAAAAGTATGAGAGACATAATATGAGTTATTCAATAAATTATTCCGATTTATCAAAAGTTCCATTAATAATAGAAGATGGAACAATAAACGCAACTACAGACTTGGCATTGCTGGGAAGAAGTGTCGGCGGCTACGGGCAATATATTGCGCAAAACTTTTTACACTTAGTAGAAAATTTTGCAAGCCCGACACCACCAGAGGCTCCGACTCATGGCCAGATGTGGTATGATTCCCAGAACGATTTGCTAAAATATTATAATACAAGTAGTCAATGGAAAAATGTAAATTCAAGCAATGTGAATGCGTTTGGTCCTCCAGAAATAACCGGAGACACCACCCTAAATTACGCATCTGCCGAAGGCGACATTTGGTATGATACCACAAAGGATTATCTTTATATCTATGCAGAAGGCCAGTGGTTGAATATTCTACAATTTGACCAAAATAATCGCTTTTTTATGGGAAATCGCTACGACAATGTGGGAACTCTTCATAAAACTATGGAATTTATAGTTAATGGAAAAGTTGTTTACATTCTTTCAACCGACGATCAAGAATGGATACCAAGTTCTTATGGGACTACAGCCGAAAGATTGCCAGATGGTAGACTGATGGTTTCGGATTATCCCCTTGTTAAGAAGGGTATAAATTTAAATTATGATCGTTCATATAACTTGCATTATTATTATGTTACTATGTTAAACGAATTAACAGTTGACGTTGGGTTGGGAGATGTATACTTAGAACAAAATCAATTTGACGGAAATGGTCCTGGATTCACATTTAGGCCAAGCAGTGACCCAGATGATCAATCAAGTTTCTTTTCTCTTAGAAGTTTTGCAAATGATTCCAAACTTTGGGTTGGTTCAGAATCCACCACAGTTGCAAAAAATAATTTTGCTGTAGGATTTACTGGCGATAACGGCGAAGAACACGATTTAACAAAATATAACTTTGTTGTTGATACTGATGGAAATATAAATGCTTCTAGCATCCAGCTATCGGGGAATGCAGTTGTTTTGGGAGATGTAAGTGCTGCGACCGCCTCTGGTGATTGGATTGCAACAGTGGACGATGTAACTGAAGGAACCTCTTTAGAAAAAATAATAACACCTGCTACGTTACGACAAGGAATAGCTCCAGTTACATATTTTGGAGAAAATACTAAAATCGTAAAAACAGAAAGAAAATCAAAAGCTGGCGGAACATATGAAATTTTGGAACATATAGTTAATGACGAAATTGTAAAAATTACATATGCATATGATACATATACTTTAATTGAATTCAATGATAGTGAACTAGACTACCAAGGAAGACAGTTGAATACTATGTTTAATACTATTATCCCAGGTGATAATTTTCCTTCTAGTGTTTTATCTATTATTAATCCTACTAGTGCGGAAGATTTGACAGCTTCATTGCAAGTTGGAAGAAAAGCTCTTCCTGCTGATCATGACCCAGAACAACCTAGACTTTATAATCTTAATTATATACTAAGTGACACTATGACCGATGTGTATTACGACCCAGCTAATCCAGATGAAAATGTGGTATATACTGGTGGTCAGCGTGTTTCAAAATCTCTTTCATTTGGTTCGAGATATTCTACTACGGTAACGGCTGATGTATATTCGGCAGGAGACCCAGAACATGTTCAGGAAGAAGGAGTTTGGAAGGACGTTGTTACGATTCCTATAAGAGTTAGATATCGTGAATGGATACCATTATATAATTTTGAAATAAACGTTTTTTCGAATTTCATAAACGCAAACTCATTTTCTGTTCGTGCAGTTCAAGAAGAAATACCAAATGTCGAAGTTGTTAAAGAATTTTTTACTAAAACTTGGGATATTGCAAATATTTCAAATTATTCCTCAACTGATTTTATCTATAAATTTGTCTATGCTCCGTCAATATATGCATTTCTTGATCCGTTGTATGAATCTAATGGAAATTACACAGATGTCTCCATAAAAATTCAAACACAAATCCCTACCGGAACGTTTGGCGCTGGAACCGAAATAAAAGTTTTTGAAGCGTATGGCACTGCTGAACTTGGGTATATGGCTTATAGTGATTATCAAATCCGGGGCACCGCGAATGATTATGATGTTGAACGTTTAAAAAATATAGACGCATAATACTTGACTCCTATGTATTTTTCGTGTATAATATATCTTACGAATCATACATAGGAGAAGATATGACAAGAGTTTTTAACGATTCTGAAAAAACAAAAATTAAACAAGTTATCAAAGAAGGCGTAAGCATAACCGGAGAGATAGAAGCTCTGCGAGGTGGCCTAAGCGATACGGTAAAAGCGGTTGCCGAAGAACTTGATATTAAACCTGCGCTGTTTCGTAAAGCAATTAAAATTGCACACAAAGCAGATGGACAAAAACAGCGCGAAGAGTTTGATGAACTGGATTCTATCTTACAAACGGTTTCGCAATAATATACTGTCAACAGACTGCATTAGCGGTCTGTTTTATTTTTTAAGGAGAATATATTGAGTTATATTGATGCGTTTTTAGATAGAGAAAAGGACGCCATTCACATAGTTGAAAGACGAAATGGAAAGAGAATATTTTCAAAATTTCCAGTAAAATATGTCTTTTATTATCCAGACACAACGGGAAAATATACTAGCATTTTTGGTGAACGATTGACCAAAGTAACCTGCAATAACAAGAAAGAATTCAACCGTGAGAAAAAGATTAATAGTCACAAAAAGTTATACGAAAGCGACATAAATCCTCTTTTTAGATTTCTTGAAGAGAATTATACTGGAAAAGATGCTCCCGAACTTAACCTTGGATTTTTCGACTTGGAAGTCGATTTTAATAAAGAATTGGGATTTGCCCCGCCAGACGATCCATTCAATCCTATTACTGCAATTGCACTTCATTTGACACATTTGGGTAAAACTATTTGCCTAGCTGTGAAGCCAAAAACACTGACTACTGAGCAAGCAAAAGAAATAATGGACAAATTTCCAGATTCGTATCTTATGGATTCTGAGGAAGATTTGCTACTGACTTTTCTTGACTTGATAGATGACGTTGATGTTCTCAGTGGTTGGAACAGCACAGGCTTTGATATCCCATATACAGTTAATAGAATTACTCGTATACTTGGAAGAGAATATAATAGGAAATTGTGTTTTTGGGATCAATATCCTAGTCGTCGGGAATATGAAATGTATGGTAAGATGAATGAAACCTACGATCTTGTAGGACGCCAGCATCTTGATTATTTGGAATTATATAGAAAATATACATATCACGAAATGCACAGCTATAGTTTGGATGCAATTGGCGAATACGAATTGAACGAACGAAAGATAGCATACGAAGGGACTTTGGATAAACTATACAACGAAGACTTTGAAAAATTCATTGATTATAACCGCCAAGACGTTGATTTGTTGGTAAATCTTGATAAAAAATTGCAATTCATTGATCTTGCCAATGTTATTGCGCATGATAACTGCGTTATCTTACCAACAACAATGGGGTCTGTTGCGCAAATTGACCAAGCTATTGTGAACGAAGCACATAAACGAGGAATGATTGTTCCAGATCGTGTTCGCAAGAATAACGACAAGTTTTCAAAAAAATCTAAGAAAATAGAAACAGAAGACTTGTATGATTACGATGACCGTGATTTTTTCGTAGATAGCGAAGAACCTGAAAATAAAATAAACGAAAACGAGTCGGTCGCTGGTGCCTACGTCGCTGTTCCAAAAACAGGGATACATGAATGGATTGGTAGCATTGACTTGAATTCACTTTATCCTAGTATTCTTCGTGCATTAAATATGAGTCCTGAAACGCTAGTCGGACAAATTCGGCTAGACTTGACCTCACAGATGTTATCACAGTTTGAAAAAATTAGTGAGGCTTGGGATGGAAAGTTTGCCACACGAGAATACGAACTTGTCATGGAACGAGACCGCGAAACACTGTTAAAAGTTGATTTTCAAAATGGAGAAATTATCGAAGGCACTGGTGCGGAAATATACAAAATTATATTTTCAGAAGGACACCCTTGGATGCTGACTTCTAATGGAACTATATTTACAACAGAAATAAAAGGTATTATTCCAGGTTTGCTAGAAAGATGGTATAGTGAGCGTAAAGAATTACAAAAGAAAGCAAAATCTTTCAAAGGAGAAGACGAAGAACAGTTTAAGTTTTGGGATAAGCGTCAACTTGTTAAGAAAATTTTGCTTAACTCCCTGTATGGCGCACTTCTGAATGTAGGTAGCCGTTTCTTTGATGCTCGTCTTGGACAAAGCACTACGCTAACTGGTCGTTGTATAGATAGGCACATGGCTGCGATGGTTAATCAAGTCGTTACAGGAGATTATGACTATAAAGGCAAAGCAGTTATTTATTGCGACACCGATAGTTCGTATTTTAGTGCTTATCCGATTTACAAGGAACAGATAGAAAGTGGTGAAGTAAAATGGGATAGGGATACTGTTGTAGAACTTTATGATGCAATTTGTGAAGAAGTTAATAAAACTTTTCCTGAATACATGAGAAACAATCATCGTTGTCCTGATAGCTTTAATCATACTATTGCGGCAGGTCGTGAAATCGTTGGTTCGAAGGCAATTTTCATTAAAAAGAAAAGATATGCCATCATGGTTTATGACAATGAAGGGTTCCGAGAAGATAGCGGCAATACACCCGGTAAAGTAAAAGCCATGGGTCTTGATCTTAAAAGAAGCGATACGCCTACGTTTATGCAGAATTTCTTAAAAGACATTCTATTGATGATCCTAGAGGGTAGCAACGAAGAAGATATTATTTCTAAAATTAAAGATTTCAGAAAAGTCTTTAGAGACATGAAACCTTGGGAAATAGGAACGCCAAAAAGAGTGAATAAACTCACATATTATTCTGGTTTAGAATATGGCAAAGATAAAGACGGTGACGAAATTTACAAAGGAAAGGCCAGAATACCTGGGCACGTTCGTGCAGCGATAAACTATAATCGTCTTCTTGATTTGCATAATGATAACTTTAGTATGCGTATTAGCGATGGCATGAAAACTATTGTTTGTAAATTAAAACAAAATCAACTTGGATTTACTAGTGTTGCAATTCCTATTGACGAATCGCGTATTCCGCATTGGTTTAAGGAATTGCCCTTTGATGTGGATGCTATGGAAGAAGCGATCATTGATAAAAAAGTAAAAAATCTTATCGGTGTTCTAAAATGGAAGATAGAAAATAGTTACAACAAGACAAATTTTGACGAATTGTTCGAATTTTAATCTTGACAATAGCTCATTACTGTGCTATTATTATACTACAAATTAATACTAATAATGGAGAAAATATAAAAATGGCTGAATTAAAAGATATAGTAGCTGATATTGTAAAGCATACCGCTACTAATTTTATTGAGCATGTAAAAATAACAGATAGCAGCGAAGAAACCATAATTGAAACAATGGATGTAGATAAGACTGTTATTGTTAAAGGAAAGATTCATGATCCTATCGGTGAAATTGGTAATGAAATCGGTTTCGGAAACCTAAAATTCCTTAAAGGAGTTCTCAATCTTTCGAATTACCGTGTAGACGGTTCCACCGTATCGGTAGAACATCGTGAACGAAATGGGGAAAATATTCCTGATAGTTTACTGTTTAAAGATGTATATGGCAACACAGACCGTTATCGGTTTATGAGTAAGCAGGTTATTGACCAGAATTTAAAAACTGTAAAATTTAAAGGTGCTACTTGGAATGTTGAAATAGAACCAACAAAACAAAAAGTAAGTGAACTACAAAGTGCTGCTGCGATTTATGGAGGCAGCGACACAACTTTTCAGTTGAAAACAGATAACGGAGACCTTGTAATTACTTTTGGTTCAGAAAAAAGCAGTTTTTCGGGAAAACGTATTTTTGCAACTGATGTTTCTGGTGACTACAAAGAACAATATCAGTGGCCATTGGCAAAAGTATTAGCTATTCTAGACTTGGGTATGTCTGGGAAATGTAAAATGTCTTTAAGCGATTTGGGAGTTTTGCAAATAAGTGTTGATAGCGGAATTGGTCAATACAATTATATACTACCAGCTTTAACTGCTTAATATATGGAGAAAAACATGAATAAATTAGTTGCACTAAGTGATATTAAATACGATCTACTTAAAATTATTGAACCATACGATGGGCGTTTGTCTAGAAATGAGTGGAGACCAGTGGACAGACTGTTTACCAATTATCTTTTTGACCTAAAAAGAGATAGAGCAATTCGTGATTTTAATAGCACTTATACTATAAAAGAAGGAACTATCATTTACGATGTGGGTATAAAACTATCAAATGATAGAAGCCCGAAGAAACTAAAAATATATGTTTCTACGTATAATCATCCTTGGGTATCTAAATAATAGGGGGCCGTTGTGCCCCCAATTTTAAAGAAGTTTTATATGAAATATAAAGAGAAAAATCCAGAATTAAAAGCGATAAAATAAGGATATGAGATAATTTTGAAAAATCTACAAGTATACGAAGTTATTATAGACGGAAATGTTGAAAAATGATAGGAACACTTACTTCTATTATGGGTCCAATGTATGCTGGCAAAACTAGTGAATTAATGAAGAGAATTCTTTGGTTAAATCACCAGAATCTACCATTGATGGTAATTAAGCCCGCTATAGATAATCGTTATAGTAAAAATAAAGAAATAGTCACACATACTGGTCACAAGTTTGAATGTTATTATTTGCATCTTGGTTCTATTGACGAAAACAATATATTTAACGACAATACGGTATTACAAGAAGCAGAGAATATGAATACTATATTCATAGACGAAATACAATTTTTTGATCCAGAAATACAAGATTACATTAAGAAATGGATTTTGAGTGGAATACATGTGGTTGTGTCTGGATTGGACCAAGATAGTTCCGGTATGCCATTTGCTCTGTCTGCAAATATGTTAGCAATGAGTGATGAAGTTGTTAAGTTGCGAAGTTACTGTAACACTTGCGGTCAACCTGCCGCAAAAACACAAAAACTATATGACACAGGAAATCGTGTTGATGTTGGCAGCAATGGAATGTATGAGGCAAGGTGTTTAGAACACTGGACTCCAAAAAAATAAAGGATATAAAATGAGTTGGTTTAAGAATTTATTTTCTAAAAAAGAAGAAAATAAACCAGATAATAATTTAGTAGAAATAGAAAACAAATATAATTCAAGTGAGCCGTGGGTAGATGTTGTAAAAATATCGATGGAAGATGAAAGCAATCCATCTAGTGGATATTTTGAACTTGACTGGAATCGTGCATTTGTTGAACAATTAACAGAGGCGGGATACAGTGGTCGCACAGAAGAAGAAATTGTTGAACAGTGGTTTAATGACTTATGTCGTGGTGTTGTAAGTGACACACTTCCAGAATAACAGTTGACACGCTTCTAGTAGCGTGTTACTATCATTCCATGATAAACAATAGAAAGATTTTAAATGAGTTATATTTTAGTTGATACCCAGAATTTATTTTATCGTGCAAGGCATGTTGTGAGGGCTGGCGATCCAGAACTAAAAATAGGAATGGCTTTTCATATTCTGTTTTCTAGTATTGCAAAATCCTATAGAGATTTTAGCGGTTCGCACGTAGTATTTTGCCTAGAAGGCCGTAGCTGGCGCAAAGATTTTTATAAACCTTATAAAAATAACAGAAAAGTTGCACGTGACGCCATGTCGCCAGACCAAAAAGCAGAAGACGAAATGTTTTTTGAAGCATTTGCGGAACTGGTTGAATATGTCCGGAATGACACAAAATGCACGGTATTGCAGCACCGAAATTGTGAAGCAGATGATTTTATTGCACGATGGATTCAGCTTCATCCAGAAGAAAAGCATGTAATTGTTTCTACCGATAGTGACTACTATCAATTACTCAATGAAAATGTATCACAATATAATGGTGTAACTAACCAGCACATTACTATTGATGGGATTTTTAATGATAGTGGAAAGCCCCTTGTTGATAACAAGACTGGTGAGCAAAAAACTATAGGAGACCCAGAATATCTTTTATTTGAAAAGTGTATTCGTGGCGACATAAGCGATAATGTTTTTAGTGCTTATCCTGGGGTTCGTACAAAAGGAACAAAGAATAAAGTAGGAATTCTAGAAGCATTTGCTGACCGAAATGATAAGGGGTTTGACTGGAATAATTTTATGTTACAACGTTGGACCGACCATGAGAATACAGAACACGTTGTATTGAGTGATTATAATCGCAATAAAACTCTTATTGATTTAACGCAGCAACCGGAGCATATTAAAGAAGAAATGGACAAAACTATTCTAGAAGCATCTCAGAAAGAATATCCGTCTCAAATTGGTATACGTTTTATGAAGTTTTGTGGAAAATATAGTTTGCTCAAAATGAGCGAACGACCAAATGATTTTACTACGTTTTTAAACGCTGGATGCAAAAATTAAAATTTTAGATAAATACATCTATAGTAAAAATATAGGTGTATTATCATGTCTAGACCAAAACCAACCGTATTAATATCTAAAAAAGAATTAGATTCATACAAAATAGAAGAAATACTCGACGCAGAAGGGGTATATGCTGTATTCTATAAAGGTTCTCCTATTAGTATAAAATGGGGGAGCGAATTCGTAGATGACATGCAACCAAAATATAGAAAAACATTTTTTCCAAGTGCAGCACATGCTTACAACTTAGCAGATAGATTGAATGAAAAATTTGAAACATCTGATTTTGAGGTATTCAAGTTAGATAGTGGGACAAAAATGTCAAGAAATGTCTAGTATAAGAACCCAGATAACTAGTTATTTTCAAAAGTTATATCAAGATACTGACATAACGGAATATACGATGTTTGGGACTTATTCTGGAAATAGGCTATCTGAAGTTGGGAATAAGTTGATGATGAAAGAATTTAATCATCATGTTTTTCCGGTAAATAATGAAATTTCATTATACAAGAAAACAATTTTAAACAAAAATATGCCTAGACCATATTTTCTGTCAGATAAAAAAATTATATTGTATGATGATAATGACGCTTCCTCTCTGCTGATGATGGAAGATATTTCTCTATGGATAGAATCAGTGACCATGTAAATAAAGTGCTTGACATATTGCATCGTATGTGATATCTTACTCATATAAATAACGTCATATGAGGAGAAAACGATGGAACAGGGTTTGGTGGCAGCGGGAATTGGGATTCTTATTGCACTTATTTCATATTCTTATGGGAAAACAGCAGGAAACCTAGTAACTACTAAAAGAAGTGCAGATTTTGCAGATGGTGTTAAGTATGGAACGACATCTGTTATAGCTCTTTTGATCAAATCAAAAGTTATAAACATGGACATTTCGAATGGATATGATTATAAGCTTACTGGAAATTCAAATAAATCAGTCACGATGACCGAATTGACAGAACTTGTTGAAACTAATGGCGTCGGAGCATTCAACAATGATAGTATCTGAAAACACAATGTCGTTGTTCTATAACGATTTTAAGTTGTATCCAGAACCAGAGAAAATAAAAGAAGCTTCCGAATGGTATAAAAATTACACGGGTACGACATATCGCGGCGAAGACAAAAAAGAACTTGTAGAAATCTACGCAGCTTTCAAAAAATTGGGTTGACATCCCAGAGCAAATCAAATAGATTACGAATCATAGCAAATACACAGTCAACTGATGGAGAAATAAATGACTGAACAAACTCGCACTGTAAAACTCAGCGAAGCAAAAAAGTATATCAAGCATCACTTCAAGAAAAAGCGTCCCACTATGCTTTGGGCTGGCCCCGGTGTTGGCAAAAGTGATCTTGTTGCAAGCATTGTAGAAGAGATTCCGAATTCTGCCCTCATTGATGTTCGTCTTCCTCTTTGGGAACCTACTGACATTAAAGGTATTCCGTTTTACAATTCTACTTCCAATACGATGGAATGGGCTTCCCCTGCAGAACTTCCTAGCGAAGAATTTGCAAGCAAGTACAATACTGTTGTTCTTTTCTTGGACGAACTTAATGGTGCTGCTCCTGCTGTCCAAGCTGCTGCATATCAGCTTATCCTCAATCGCCGTGTTGGAACGTATGAACTACCTGACAACGTTGTTGTTGTTGCTGCTGGCAACCGTGAAAGCGACAAGGGCGTTGCTTATCGTATGCCTAAGCCTCTGGCAAATCGTTTTGTCCACTACGAAGTCCGTGTTGATTTCAACGACTGGCAGCAATGGGCGCTTGGTAATGGTATTCATCCTGACGTGGTTGGTTATCTGACATTCTCTAAGCGTGACTTGCATCAGTTTGATCCTAGTTCGTCTGATCGCAGTTTTGCTACCCCGCGTTCTTGGTCATTTGTTAGTGAACTTCTTGATGATGTAGAAATGTTTTCTCCGCAGGAAATCACTGACATGGTTAGTGGTGCTATTGGTGAGGGAATTGCATTGAAATTCAACGCACACCGTGAGGTTTCCAGCCTCTTGCCTGATCCTAGCCTCATCCTTGATGGTAAGATTGACAATCTAAAAACCAAAGAGATTTCTGCAATGTATTCGCTTGCAACTTCTCTTTCCTATGAACTTAAAACAGTTTATGACCGTATTGGCAAAGATGTAGAGCAAGATGATTTTAACGAAAAGCTGGACAACATGCTGGAATTCTGCCTGAAGAATTTTGAACCGGAAATGAGCATCATGAGCGTTCGTGTTCTGGCAACACAATACAAAATGAAGTTGCCACTTCGCAAAATTCCGAATGGTGTGAAATTCTTTGACAAGTATGGTGATCTTGTTCTTGCCGCTGCATAAACAAAAAGGGGCTTCGGCCCCTTTTTTTCTTGACAACCGCGCTTATGTGTGGTAGTATTAAATATATAAATAACTGATGAGGAAATCATGTCTGATACTGCTGAAAACAAACTTGTAAAGGCCCGTCTTAAACTGCTGTTTAAGCATCCCTTCTTTGGTCAGATGGCCTTGCGTATGCGCTTGATTGATGTCACCGATGACGGTTGGTGTCCAACTGCCGCAACGGATGGTCGCAACTTTTACTATAATGCCGACTTTGTGAATAAACTTGATCAAGACGAAATTGTTTTTCTTGTTGGTCATGAGCTTGGTCACTGTATTTTTGAACATTTTTTGCGCGTAGATAAGCGTGACAAAAAGCTTTGGAATATGGCAGGCGATTATGTTATCAATCTTATGCTAGAACGTGAACGAATTGGACGAGTAATCACAACTGTTCCTATTCTTTTGGATAACAAATACCGTGGACTTGCTACCGAAGAAGTATATGAAGACCTTGTTAAAAATGGTGCCGAGGAAAAAGATACGCTTGACATTCACCTTGAAATTGGTGGTTCTGGCGAAGACGATGAAGAAGGCAATGGCGACAAAGATGGAAAAGGCAAAAAGCCAACTATCTCTGCCGAAGATGCGAAATCAATTTCTGATGATATTCGCCAAGCTGTTTTGCAAGCCGCGTCTGCATCTGCTGGTAATCTACCATCCGAGGTAAAGCGTATTATCAAAAATCTTACCGAGTCTAAGATGGATTGGCGTCAGCATATTCGTTCATCCATTGAAAGTAGCATTAAGAGTGACTTTTCTTGGATGCGTCCTAACCGCAAAGGCTGGCATATGTCGGCTATCCTTCCTGGAATGACCCCAGGTCAAGAGATTGAGGTTGCTATTGGTATTGACACAAGTGGTTCTATTTCACAGAAAACACTTGAAGATTTTCTTGGTGAAGTAAACGGTATCATGGAGCAGTTTGAGCAATATACTATTCGTATTTGGCAATTTGATACCCGTGTATATGGCTACGAAAAGTTCACACATGATGACGGTAAGGATATTCGCGAATATGAAATTCGCGGAGGTGGTGGCACCGACTTCATGGCCAACTGGGAATACATGAAAAACAATGACATTGACCCAAAACAGTTTATCATGTTTACAGACATGATGCCTTGGAATAGCTGGGGTGATCCGAATTACTGCGATACGCTATTTGTTGCACATAGCACAAAAACCATTCAAGCACCATTTGGAACCACGGTATACTATGAATAATTTATGGCACTTCGGTGCCATAAATAACTATATATAAAATAGGAGATAATATGACAGAACAAACATTAAATACGGAGACTGCGCCAGTTTCTTTATCTGTAAAAGATTTGGCAGACGCAGCAAGTTACATAGATTTGGCGTTTAAAAAAGGAGCATACGGCGCAGAAGAAGCCTCTGAAATTTCTAATCTGTATAAAAAAATCGTTGTATTTATAAATGCAACGATTGAAACGCAACAAAAAGCGCAAGAGGCAAACAAAGAAGGTAATACACAATAATGAAACATGTAGGAAGAATAGAAAATACTGGAAAACGCTGTGTCGTTGTTTTTAGAGAAATATACGATGAAACTGGAAAGGTCGTTGAATCTGACAAGTGCCTAGTAGTCGAAACAGATTCTCTGCCAGATTTCGCACACCAGGACATCATGTCCATAGTTGAAAGCGAACCTTCTCAGCGCGAAGGAGAACTGTTTAACGTTCTCGCACGAACTCGGTTGAGCAATGGTGATACTGCACTACCGTGGCTGCATTCGCAGGGTAGGCTCAGGAAGTATGACACTGATAATATCGTGTTGATTCCGAATAGCAACACAAAGATCAAATTGAACGTTCTTAATAGAATTATTGAACTTCAAAAGGCAGGATATAGCGAAAGCGACATTCAACGAATCGCGAACGACATGCAATCTGAGAAAAAAACAAATCCAGATAAACAAAATGTTTCTGAACAAAAGCCAGCAAACGCCGTATTGACGGATGAAGATTTGGCAAAAAATCTTATTTCGCAAGCGGAAACACTAAAAGCTGAGGTAGAAAGACTGGAGAAAGAGGCATATACTCTTGCTCCAAGTCTTAAACCCACCAAAAGAAAAAGGGTCTCTGCTAAAAGTAAAGAAACTGTTATTGAGAGTAGTTAAATGGCTATAATCAAAAAAGAACGAGCATTTTCACAAATAATGGGGGACGTTGAAGTCAACGAAGTCCCCATTATATTTGTAAAAAAGTTATCAATTTTATCCACTGAGCAAAAAGTTTATACTCTTTTAAAAAATGATCTTTCAGACTTTTCAAGTTTAGAAGATGCTATAAATTCTTTTCCTCATGAAATCCAAGATATAAACATTGAATTAGATATGAAGCTAATTGAAGATACTGTGAAATATGAACAGAATCGTTTACTTGGAGAAAACGGTAACGAAGATGATTAAAGCTATTTTCGCGTGTGATGATACGTGGGGCATCGGTAAAAACGGTGCCCTTCCATGGCCTCACAACCCAGAAGACTTAAAATGGTTTAAGCAATGCACAGATGGTGATGTTGTTGTTATGGGTCGTAAGACTTGGGAAAGTCTGCCCCGTAAGCCTCTTCCAAATCGTATAAACTATGTAGTTACATCAGACCATAACATTGAAAAAGGCTATTATGGAAGATTTACTAGCAAGGATGTTGGCAGAGCAATACGTTCTATAATTGAAGGTCGTATTGAGCCAATGCCAGATATTTGGATTATTGGTGGTGCGCAATTATTTGAGAGTTGCATTGATATAATTGAAGAAGTTCATTTATCTAGGATAGAAGGCGATTTTGATTGTGATGTTTTTTTACCAAAATGGAAATTAATGAGAAATTTTTACCTTGACAGTGCCAATATCCATACAAATAAACTCAATACCGAACATTGGAAAAAACGACAATGAATGATAGAATGAGAGAATTGAGCGGAGTATTAATATGAAAGAATATTTAGATTGTTTACGCTATATTATGGATAACGGCGTGGATACTGACGACAGGACTGGCGTAGGAACTAGAAGTGTTTTTGGATACCAAATGCGATTTGATTTGTCTAACGGATTCCCAGCAGTAACTACGAAAAAATTAGCATGGAAGCCATTGGTATCAGAATTACTGTGGTTTTTGGAAGGAAGCACCGATGAGCGTAGGTTAGCAGAAATTCAATATGGAAAGCCAATAAATGAATTAATTGATAAAACAACAATATGGACTGCAAATGCAGATGCCCAAGGAAAATCACTCGGCTATTACAATGACGAATATGTCAAAGAATTGGGTCCAGTTTATGGTACGCAATGGCGAAACTTCGGCAGTAGTTATGCCACATTCGAAAACAGCCGAGGTGTAGATCAAATTTCATGGGTGATAAATGAAATTAAAACAAATCCAGATTCTCGTAGGTTAGTTGTATCTGCGTGGAGTGCAAATCAAATTCACGAAATGGCGCTTATGCCGTGCCATTACTCATTTCAGTTTAATGTAATTAATAATAAGTTGAATTGTATATTCAACATGAGATCAACGGATTCTTTTTTGGGCTTGCCATTCAACCTCGCATCCTACTCACTGTTGACACATATGATTGCACAGGTATGTGATTTGGAAGTAGGAGATTTGGTATATTCTGGTGCAAATGTTCATATATATAAAAATCATTTTGATGCGGTAAATGAGCAATTGTCAAGGGAGCCATTGCCACTTCCAACATTGTGGTTAAATCCGGAAATCAAAAATATAGATGATTTTACCATGGATGATATAAAATTAGTCGGTTACGAATCCCATCCTGCTATAAAAGCACCGATGGCGGTTTAACGATAATAAAACCCCAGCCTAGTATTGGGCAAGTTACTATCACTGTTATCTTTATTTTCAATATACTGCCAATCTTTATAAGATTGGTGGTATTTTTTATTCTCCCATACGGGTATTATCTCAGTTGCATTTTCTGGAAAATCTGATCCATGACGTAAATGAATTTCTATTATTTTATTTCCTATAAATTCTATGTTTAATTCTTTAGAATCTATTTCTTCTATAAAATCTGGTAATTTTATATTTGGTATTTGGATTTTTTTCCAACGATTAAATTGATAGAGTGGGTCGTCGTCTTCCCTAAATCCCTGACATGCAAATATAGGGGTCCATTTTTTATTTTTGTTAATAAAATCAATGCTTAAATGATTTCCGTAAAATCGTTCACACCAGAAATACCCTGCTGGTATTATAGTATCCGTGTTATTATTAAAAAATACAAAAGATGCACCGACTCCCATACCGCCAAGATTATATATTGGTCTAACACAGTATTCTCCGGAATTTGACACATCTGTTCCGCTTGGCCCACAATCATACCCCAATCTTAAACTTAATTCTAATTTATTGAATGTCCATCTAAGATTGGGGTATTTATTCCAAGCTTGGTAATCTTCTTTTATTTTTTCTTCGGGACGCAATTCGGAACTTCTTTTCCATTTTTCATTTTAGTGCCAACTGGTTCATACCCGTCCCAGCAAGGATTGTCTTTGGGGTTTTTCAAGCTTTTCTTCTTCTTGGCTTCATTTACTTTTCCCCAACCAGTTTTTGCGCGAATTGCAAATTCTAGTTCATTTTCTAGTTCATAATCTTTTGAACCTTTCTTGTGTGGGCCACGTCCTTTTACTTTGGCAAGTTCGTCTCTAAGCTGTGCAAGGCTTTTTCCAGAATGCTCACCAGTTGATTCGATCTCGCTGTCGCCTTCCCATTTTTCCCTTACTGGCATAGCGCCTAAAGAAACCACAGGCTCTGCCGAAACTATGTCCGTTCCAGTAGGCTCCATCGGTATTTCTTGGTGTTCTCCGCGCGTCATTTGATATTCCATATAGTGCTTTACCGCAGATAGGTCTTCGCTTGCACGGGTTATCTTAGCCTGAACCCATGGCTCCAAATCGTCTGCGTCGTTAATCATTTGATGTAGGGCAATTGCATATTTTGCAGTTTTATATAACTGGCTCTTCGCCATCCATCCATCGTCGTCTTCTGAATCGAGAACTCCCTCAGTTACCATAATTCTCATTCTTTTTCCAGTTTCGCTATTTTTTACAACAGCGGGTTTCCCTACGGAAATGTCAAAATCCGTTTCCCATTCGCCGTCTTGAATTTTCTTTTCAATCTCTGCTTTTGTCATTTCGCGAGATTCTTTCATATTTTTAGAAATAGCTTTTCTCTTTTTCTTCAAATATTCGTCAGTAGAATCAGTTTTTCCATCGTTATTGACATCATCATCTTCTTTTCCAACGGGGTCTAGTTTTGATTCATTCATCGCTTTTTTTGTTGCAGTTGCATACATGACATCTTTCCATTTATCTCCATATGCATCTTTCATGCGCTTTTCGTCTTTTTTCATTCCTTTGACAATTTCTTCACGCTTTTCTTTTTGCGGGCCTGTCATCTTTTCTTCTAGCATTTTAATTCTCTTAGATACCATTATAAAAATCCTCTTTTATATATTTACGATTTTTTCTTTCTCTTTTTCTTTTTAGGGTTGTCGCCAAAAAATCCAGTATCTTGATCCAATGCGTTTACCGCAGTTCCATTTGGATTTCTTCGTTGCGTTCCGCCTATGCTTCCGCTAACTGATGCTATTCCTCCGGCGCTTGTCGCGCCAGAAGAAGCAGTCTCTCTTAAAATATCATTTATTTTCATTTTTACTCCAGTCAATTTTTTTTGCTAATTTGGACATTGTGCGTTGATGTTTTATATCACTTCTAACCATTTTTCTTTTTTTACAAATTACTGTTCGGTATTCCTCTGGGGTTAGCGGTCCTTTTCCTTCTACCCCAGCAAATACGATGGCATCATATATTGATGTTTTTTCCATTGAACCAATAGTGTCTTCAAAGTTTGATTTTTTAACGTTTTTGTGCATATTACTGCCCTCCTTGATTAAAACTATCATCGTTTGCCCTCTCTGCCCTTATTTTTCTTTCTACGGTCAATCATATATGGCAAACTAAACCAATGCTCAAACCATTCAGGAGTTCCCGGTTCAAGTCCTTTTTTCTTAGCCAACCTAGCAGTCTCTGTGCCAGTTATGCTTATATTTTCTTTTATATAATTTATAAAATCTTTTGATATTTTTCCATCTTTGAAAAATGTATTTTCGCCAACCAATCTACCACGATAGGGATGTGGTTGTTCACCAGTCTTAGATGGTTTTGATTTTTTAGGCATTTTTTCTTTGCCTTTTACTTGATCTGGCTTTTTCTTTTCATTAACACGCTTTGGTCCCGTGAATGTAGTATATCTTTTTTCGCCAGTTTCAAAATTTATAAGCTTGTCTAAATCAAATCCACTGTTTGAACCAGCCATCTCCCCTGCCACTTCTTCTGCATAAACCATCGGTTGATAAAATTTTCCATCAACTTCTATAAATTTTGCAGGACCGAAATTGTGTTTTTTTCTAAATTCTAATTGATGATTGGGCAAGGTGCCAGTTTTGCTAGTTTTCATACTTAGGCCCAATACTTTATAAGATGCGCCATTTGATAGAGTAAATCTCATCCCTGGTCTAAAATCTCCAAATATTCCTTGTTCTTGTGCAATGGTGAACGCTTCACGTTTTAATTCTGCAATAGATTTTACATCGTCTGACATTTTTTTATGAAAGTCTTTTAGTTTTTTATCTTCTCGTTTCTTTGATAAATCAAATATTTCGCTTTCATTTATTTTTCCAGAACGTGTCATTACTTCTACATATTTGTTAAAGTATTTTTTTCTGTTTTCCAAATGTTTCATAGCTGGATTAATTTGACGCGTGACAGATTTTACGTCAGAAAAATCACTAACGTCTGGTCTTACAACATTAAGCCAAAACCATAATGCAGTTTTTGCCGCAATTTTTGGATTTTCTACCATTTCTGGATTTTTTACTAGATCAATTCCCAAATCTTTTGAAGCTTCCGTATAATTATATTTTCCAGTTAAATGAATATAACCTCTTCCTTTATACTTGTATCCATCTCCAGGTTCGGTGTTCCCTAATGTTTTTGCTTTTTTTTCCGCGTATTCTGGGTCATATTTTTTGAAGTAACTTTTTCCTCCCAGTTCTTTTAGATGATTATACAATCCCGTTTCTTGTGCAGTCTGTGCAAGAAATGCAGCAAGTTCAATTCCTTTTAATCCAGCGTTTTCTGCTGCATTGATTAGGTAAATTTCACTTGGCTGATCTGTTATTCTGACAACAGGTCTAGGATTTGGTCTTAGACTTTGTTTGGGAGCAGTATCAGTCGGTTCTTTCTTGGCTTCTGGTTCGTTAGAAAATCTTGAGTTCGGTCTTAAACTTGACTTTGGTGCAGAAGATTTACTATCGTCAGGAATTTGTTGTGTCTGAACTGGTTCGCTTGCATTTGCTTTGTTGATTCCGCCGTATCCTACTGCTCCCATTGCGCCAACTGTTCCCAAAGAACCCGCCACTGCCGCTGCTTTTCCTATCCTACGAAGTGCATCGCGAGGGCCTTCTTCTAGGGTACGCGCGTCTTCTATAATGGCTTTTTCAGATAATCCCATATTGAATAATTTAGTTGACGTAGTATTTTTTCTAGCTTTTTTGTTTAGTTCCGAAGGGTATCCGTCTTTGTTGACTTTATTTCCAAATTTTGCCGCTTGTGTTTTTATCTCATTTGGACCAACATCCACTGTCGTGTTGACTCCCTTAACAACACGCCCACCGTGTTCTTTTATTGGCGATACCGTACTGCTTAGATTATTCCCAACGCCTAGTTTTCTTTTTATTTCTGCAAGCAAATCTATGAATATCTCTTTCACCTCATTTAGTCCTGCAAAAAAGTTCATAAACTTTTGCATAGTGAGAGACGCAACTGAGTTCATCATGTTTTGAAATACATCAAGTTTTTCAAATAACTCTTCTATCATTTCGCCTTTTGCAAAATTTACAAATTCGCTAAGTTTTGAATACTGAGTTATTCTTGACCAAATGAATTTAACAAATCCATACATTCCTAGCTTATAAAGCAATCCTTTCCATCCTCCTAGCTGGACTGCTTTTCGCTGACCAGTATAGAACATTTCTATTATTTGATTTATTTTTCCAATAGCTTGGTCTATTATTTTATTGTTAGTAGATGTTTGAAGTTTTGTGACCGTTCCCTTTATGGTTTTTAATTGATTTAGTGATCTTTTTCCGATTTGAATTGATGCTTTTTCTAAAATATCTGCATTGCTTATTATATCTTTTATTATTATTCCAGCATCTTTAAAGTTAGTTATTGTAGAACTAACATCAGACATCGTGTCGTCTGCCTTACTTTTTAAGAAATTTTTTATACTGTCGAGGAATCCTTCATATAATTCTATTTCTTCAAAAATATAGTCGGCTGTTATGCTTTCTGTTAGCGGAAATGTTGGAAAAATTACAGTTGCCAAAAAATTACTTTTTAAGTGATTTTTATGCTCTCTCAAGAAAGTGCTAACGATTTCTATATTTTCTCTCATATATAATCTCATAGCACGAGTTATCGCGTGTTGTATATCCTGGGCGGCTGGCTTTTCATTAAATACTTTTATTATGTTTTCTGGATTCAATTTGCTATAAAGTATCCAATTTCCACCAACTTCTCTTGTAGAAAACAATTCAAGTTTCCCGTTTTCGCTCATCTCTTGGTATTTGTCGAATAGCTCTCGTGATCTTATATTTGGTATGTATCGTGATACGGTAAACGCTGCATTTTCTGTGCTAATTTCTGGATTATCTTTTATAACTCTGTCCATATAGGTCAAGCCGATAATAAACTTATTTTCCATTATTAATTCCTTTAACAATATATATATTGAGTATTTATAAAAAAACCCCCGCTAAAAGCGAGGGTTAATTTGTTATTATAACAGATTAATTATGGTGCAGGATCATCTGCTTCAAAATCATCTTCGTCAGTAGACGCAGATGTAATAACCATGTCGTCACCCGCTTCTTCCATCTCTGCATAACCATCGTCGGTTGCATCCGTCCAGTTCCAAGCAATTGTGTCGCCAGTGCTTAGAGTTACACGGTGTGCGGAAATTTTAGAAACTTGAAATACGGTTCCGGCATCATCTTTGACAGAAATGCTCAGTTCTCCGTCTACAAGGTCTCCCGTTGCTTTTGGAACAAGATAGCACTCTTTGGTTACTGTCCCGTCAGTGCATACAAAACGCTTACTTCCAGTTTGCTTAACAATCCATCCATTTACGCTTCCGGCACCGCCAAAGTGAAATTGAACTTTGATTTCATCGCCGCCTACTGTTGGTGGCCCGAAATATCTTTTATTTAATGGTCTTCCCATTGGTATTCTCCTTTTTGTTTGTCAGTTACGGGTTCTAACCCGCTACGGGGAAGGAATGTATTCAAACCCCATAAAGACCCAACAAGGATCAATTGACAATAGTATTTAGCGATTTTGCATAATTATATAGCTGCAAACTTGCCAAATTCTTGTTTTTTGCTTCTACCATAATATCAAAATCGTCCCAAAAAGATAGCGCCCAGTCGTTACATGCACGGCTGTGCATCATATCGCTATGTGCACGTAGTTTAGTTTTTTTATGTCCTTCATTCAATAGTTGATTCATATCTGGCAGAATTGTACTATCTTTGATATATTCTTCCCGACTAACACTATAGTGCATAGTCGGACGAACACCCCGCCAGCTATTCAAAATGGCCTTGATTCTTTTATCACTTGGATGAATGAATTCGCCCCCTGTTCGGATGTAATGGTGATGAATGTCCAGAACAATTGGAATAATATCAGAAAGTTCAAGACACGAATCAATGCCCCACCCGAATTCATCGTTTTCGATTGTAATACTATTTCGTGCTTCGCTGCTTAATCTATTGTAAACTGCACGAATTCCATCTGGTCCGCGCTTGCCGCCAATATGAACATTGCACTTGAAATCTTGGAATTTTTGTCCATATCCCATCCAGCGAATCATGTCACAATGATATTCAAATTCGTGGATGCTATTTTCTACAACATTAGGATTATCGGAAGCCAAAACGGTGAACTGGCCAGGATGCATAGACAAGCGAACATCAAGCTCACGAGCAATATCACCAATTCTGGCGAATGATTGTTCAAGCCATCTTTTTGTATCTTGGCTATCATAGAAGTAACTCCAATGCTGCTCAGTATAAAGAGGAAGAATATCTGAACTAATGCGAAGTAAACGACACTCATTTTCTAGTTTTCCTACATAATTAATAAGATTTTTTACAGATGATACGTTGTGCTTCACAACTTCTTCTAGTCGTTGTTCGGCAACGCGTTTTGATTGACGATTTAGCCAAGCGCGAGTAACCGAACGTGTATTGTATGGTTGTTCTACACTTTTCTTTTCTTTTGCGGACAGCATCTGGTCTTGATGCATGTATTTACATGCAAAGCCAATACGGTTTGTAGTCATTTGGGTTCCTTTCGAATCATAGCCTTATATTGCTACAATTCGCAAGGGAAGTCAACTAAAAAGATAAGGATGCGATTTAATTATTTTTACTAATTGTTCGTTTGTAAAGTCTATTCGTTTTTTATAATCTTCCGGAAGAATGCTCCAATCTCGTAAACTAGGGTGCGTCTGTTCTTCTAAATTATAATACCCAGAGTATCGCCAGCCTTCATTGATTTTTTTGTCTACCCAACGATTGTGCAAAAATTTAGAAAGAGTCTCACATATCTCTTCCTTCAATTGCTCGTCAATAATATATTCTGATATTTCTGATTTGTGTGTTTCGTCGTATTTTGTAGATACTATGAAATCACCATCATAATAATGATCCCATGCAGTTACTATATATTCTGCATCTGTATTACTAATGTCTTTTTTTAAGAATACCTTATACTTGTACACTTTTGATGTTTTTTGTGAAACTATTTTGTGTTGCGATATTGTTCCATTTGTCAAAAATTTAAGAATAATATTTAACCATTTTTCTTTTTGTTCGTCCGAAAGTGGTTCCGGTGTTTCTAATAAAATATAATTCATAATAATCTCACTCAAAATCATCCAATGATGGTACTTCGTCTTCTCCGAAATCTCTGTTTCTATTTATTTCTGGCGGGTCGCTTGGGGCTGCTGCACGTCCATTAAGATATAATCCAAACCAAGCTGCGCCAGCGCCAACTATCACAGATACAAGTGCAGATTGTTCCATATTGGGATCAGTTAGAGACATAAACCAAGTAACTACTTCATATAACAAGTATATATACATTGAAATAAAAACACGTGGAAAAATCCTCCATCTATCCAAATATGCGGGAGCGTTCCACCATAGTGTTTTTCGAAAGTCTATTAGTTTTTTTGCCATCAATATACTCCCATACAAATATATTTATAAAAAAAGGGGGCATATGCCCCCTTTTGATTTAGTATTTATTGATTAACCTTATGCCAATTCACTGAATGCCAACGTCAACGCAGCAACAGTTACGTCGGTTTTGTTAGTTGCATCAGAAATTAGTGCATCTATTGCAGCAGCAACATCAGTGTCAGTATTGGCTGATACATACGCGCCAGCAGTTGCACCATCTACCATTACAACGAAACCTTCGTCTTCGCGCTCACCGATGTGAACAACAGACATCTGTGTTTGAATTGCACGAATTGCTTTACCGAAGTTTCCTTCAACAAAAGCAGCTTGTCCGTCTACAGAAGGGGTGTCTGCAGTTCCGATATCACCAGCAGTGTTAGTGATGCTGAATACTAGTGGGTCATACCCGTAAAAACTTCCAGAAGCGGTTAATCCATTTACCTTATTTACCATTTTTATTTCTCCTTAATATATTGCATCGTCTTTGATGCTTAATTGTATTTATAAAATTTATTCAAAAAAATGCTTATAAGTTAATATATTCTACAAAAATTCTCATACTTCCTGTCGTAGCGCCATTTATATTAATAGATAGCTGGTCTCCCGTGGAATAAAACTTATCTAGAGAATATATATACATCCCAATTCTATCACCGAGTATTTCACCAGATGCGATCAATGTTTCACTACTGTCAGATATAGAAATATTAGTAGTATCATATGCTTCGTCAATATGAATACTTATAGCTTTTAATTGGCTATTATCTGGTAACGTATCGCCAATAGTTTCTGTGGATATTCCAAAAGAACTAACATTTGATATGACAATATTTTTTAAGTTATTAGTGTCTTGCCATACGGGCAATCCATTTAATGACGTAATTACTTGTTGACTATCACCTGTTCCTACAGGCAACACATCTAGCGAACCTGTTTCGTTGGCATATAAAATATCTCCTGGATTGTATTGGTCTAATCCAGTTCCGCCTTTATCTAGCGGCAGAACTCCTACAATATTATCGCCTGATAAATCAATTGTAAAATAATCTGGAAACGCGATTTCTTGTGCAGTAAATGCACCAACTGATGCATCCCATCTCAATAAGTAATTATCATCTATTGTTGCAGGATCAATGACAATAAGAGGAATTGTTTGTGTTGTGATCGTAGATGTACTTGCATATATTGCCATATGAACTCCTTTTATATATTTAGTATAATTTTATCAATTGTTCCATGAACCGTAGAATTGTATGCGGTTTCTGGAAGATAAGAACGGTCAATACGTGCACGAATGTACAAAAGGTTGGCACGAAATGTGAAGCCCTCAGTAACGGTGTCTCCATCATTTGTCCCAGTAGGCGATACTGAATTTATTGGGTATTCACGATAAGGAGTCCCGCTGGTTAAATATATTGGAAACCAATCATCTTCTGTTGGATTGAGCGCAATTGTGCCTTCAACATAAAACCTGCCAACAAAGTTATTAACAGATATACTTACCGTATGCAAATTTTGGGTCATTCCAGAAAATATGTCAGTTCTTGTTGCATCTCCAGTAAATGATAGTTCTGTTTGGTTTGTCAATATAGTATAACTAGTTTTACTCATTTTTCGTTCCTCTATATGAATAATGCCCGAAATTCGGGCATTATCGTTTCTTACTCTATATTTATCTTATTTTCTTTTAATTTTATTTTTATATCTTTGTTGTTTTTAGAAAATAGTATTTTTCTGGCCAATTCTTTTTTAATGTTATCATTGATAACTCGTGCCATAGGTCGCGCACCCATTAGAGGATCAAATCCTTTTTCGGAAATCCATTCTACTACATCATTATCCCACGTGAGATTTATAGATTGTTCATCTGTGAGAGATTTGAGTTCGTTTAGGAATTTCTCTGAAATATGATTAACATTTTCGCGTCTTAGTTTGTCAAACTTAACTACTGAATCAAGGCGATTTCTAAATTCTGGTGAGAAGAATTTTGTCACAGCTTCATCTTGTGCGTCGTCGTGCTTGTCGCCACCGAATCCAATAACATTTCTTTCACTATCCGCCGCGCCCAAGTTGCTTGTCATGATAATGATTGCGTTTCTTGCGCTTGCAGATTTGCCATTTCCGCCAGTCACTATTCCATCGTCCATCAATTGTAGAAGAATGTTCAATACATCAGGATGTGCTTTTTCTACTTCATCAAGCAATAAAATGCAATTTGGATATTGCTCTAATTTATTAATCAGTGCACCACTGCCTTGGCCACCATCACCATAACCAACATATCCAGGAGGCGATCCGATGAATTTCGCAACAGTATGCTTTTCTTGAAATTCGCTCATATCAAATTTTACTAATTCAAGATTCATAGATTTAGAAAGAACTTTACAAACCTCGGTCTTACCAACACCAGTTGGGCCAGTAAACAGATAACATCCTACTGGTTTGTTTTGTGGCTTTAGTCCTGCTTGGCTGATATAAAGAGAATCGGATAGCCAAGAAATTGCAGCGTCTTGACCAAATATGCTTTTCTTTAATACAGAATCGATGTCAACTGTCTTTTTGCTCTTTTCTGATGCAGACGTAATACTATCAAGGGGAATTCTGCATATTTTAGATATTTCGATCTTAATATCCTTCTCAGTGATTTTCTTTGTTTTTGTGTTTGTAAAAATCTTTTTACGTGCTGCGCTGCTGTCAATTATCTCAAAAGTCTTGTCTGGAAGTTTCTTATCAAGCATATACTTGACACTAAGATCAACTGCAAGATCAATTGCTTTTTTATCGAATTTTACTCCATGAAACTTTTCATAAGCTCCGATGCTCTGATTTAGAATTTTCTTTGTTTGTTCTGGTGTTGGTTCTTCTACGTCAATTTTATTGAAGCGACGAACTAATGCAGAATCTTTCTCAAATTTTTCACGATACTCATTATACGTCGTGGAACCTATACAACGGATTTTGCCATGTTGCAAGGATGGTTTAAGAAGATTGGCAACATCTAGGCCCCCGCTGGTTCCAGTTCCTGCGCCCATGATTGTATGAATTTCATCAATAAAAAGAATGATATTGTCAGATTTTTCTATCTCACTTAGAATGTTTTTAATTCTCTCTTCTATATCCCCGCGATACTTTGTTCCTGCCATAAGCAATCCCATATCGAGGCTATAGATAACATAATCATATATCTCTTCCGGAACTTCGCCATTTACAATTTTGTGTGCAAGTCCCTCAACGATTGCTGTTTTACCAACTCCGCTTTCACCTACTAGAATTGCATTATTTTTCTTTTTTCTGGATAGCGTTTGAATTAGCTGTTCTATTTGATATTCTCTACCAATAAGCGGATCAACTTTATCACTAAACGCCAACTCGTTTAAATTTACACAATATGAATTTAACGAGCTTTTGTTCCTTCGGGAACTAGTTGTCATTTCGTCCCTTGTGCCTTCGTTGTATGGTAGTTCAGATTCACTAATCATGTTGTGAATTAGTGTTTCTCTTTCCATGCCAAACTTTTTAAAAATATAAAAAGATGGAGTTTCGCTTTCATGTAGAATAGAAAGAAGGAGATCGACCGTATCTATTGTGCGTTTTCCTGAAAAAATTGCTTGTGCCAACGCACGATTAAAGACACGTTCTATAGAAATTGTCTTTTTTGGTTTTTGCGTTTGATCTGTGATAAAATCTGATAATTCTTGTTTGATGTAATCATCTATTTCTAATTTAATGTTATCGCAGTCGCAATTTAGAGAATCGCATATTTGTTTAATATGTATATCTTCTAGCAAAGAAGAGGTCAAATGTTCAACAGTAACATACGAATGGTTGTATTTTTCTGCCAATTCGTATGCATTCTCTATAATATTTTCAATTGGTGTATTTGTTGTCATTTTTTACCTTTATTTTGTTATATGTCTGTATATTACAGCATTTTTTCGCCGTTGTCAAACAGAAAGTTACTCATTAGGTGAAGTTTCTTCGTAATAGTTTTCATAAGCAACAATTACTGCTCGTTGTTCGCGTATCAATCTTAAAAATTCCGCTTGGTTCAGGCCAAGATTTTCGTAATTTTCTGTAGTTAATGCAAATAGAACTGGATTTTTTCCTTGTTCTCTAAGATTTTGAAACGTTTCTTCTACATTGTCATCGGTGACGACGATCCATTTTGCGGACAAGGTAGTGATTTGTGTGGTCTGCGGTAATACTAACTCTGGTCGCTGTCTGTGCGTTTGGACTACCTCCACTGGTTTCTGTGGTGGCGAAACGCATCCACTAGTTATCGTAATTAGGGTTAGCAATGTCGCTACAGTAATTGTTGATTTCGCTAGGTCTAGTTGCATTTATTTCCTCTGTGGTTAATGGGCTTCCGCTCATAATTTCAAAGCATCTATTTAAATCTTGTGTAGCAGAGTTTACACGTGTTTCTATCATTTGCGGTCTTTCAACAGCAAGTTCTCCCAAATCATGTTCTCTTAGTAATCTTCTTAACTCGGTAACTACCAAATTTGCTCTTTGAAATTCATCTGAAACATTTTCGCTTTCTGTGGCGATCTGTCTTACATCTTCTAAAATGCGGTCTAACTCCTGACGGTTTTGATTGGCTGCATTTTTTAACTGTGTGTTTTCGGAGGCTAGTGTGGTTATGGTATTCATTGTGGAATTGTACATATAATATCCTGTTCCAACAAGAGAGCCAACAACCGATATTATTAATACATATTTCCACATTTTACTTATCCATGTCTATATATAATTCTTCCTTTTGAAAGATCATATGGCGTCATTTCAACATCCACCTTATCTCCCATAAGTATATTTATATTAAATTTTCTTATTTTTCCACTAATTATTCCTATGACAGTATGTCCGTTATCTAGTTTTACTTTAAATGTAGCGTTTGGAAGGCATTCTATTATTTTGCCAATAAAAGTTATTGTATCTTGTTTTCCCATGTTAATAATTTATTAAAAAATCCATTCTTTCTTTTATAGATGCTTTTTCATCTTTTTTTCTATACTTTTCGTCGTATTCTTCTGCTGTCGAAATTATATATTTTTCTAAATTTGATTCATTTAGTGCTATTTCTTCGTCTAATTGGTATGTAACAAATTTCCAATCATTTGTTTTATACTCAGTTATATTATTTATATCATCTAACAATGATATTATCTTATTATATACATTTGGCGTTCTTGCAAATTCTACAAATACTTTGTATGAACCATCTTGATTTGGAACAGACGAAGACTCTACGTCTAGATGTTCTATTGCACTTGTGCTTATAAAATTAGAAAGATCGTCGGCAGGCTTGTCGTATTTTGTAGTCAATGCAACAACAACCGTATCTGCATCTGTTCCGATTTTTGGTTTATACTGATCTATGCTTACTGTGGTATCTATGATACCATCAAGATTTCCATTAGATAAACCTTCAGATATTGTTTTCATTTTTTTCTCCTGAAATTTGTTTTACCGTGTCAAGATCGTTGTCTGAAGCGTCATTTATAGAACTCATATCTAAGTCAACGCCGTTTATTTCTAATTTTTCCGTGCTATAATCATCTATAAGATGTCTCGGAATTAAAATTTCAACAAACCAAACATCTGAATTCTCTTTTTTTGGTTTTCGTTTTCCAGTTCTTGCTTCCATTTCCATATCTTCTGGTGATTCAACATTGACGCTCATTTTGTATGTTTTTTTAGCATACTTTACTACGCCACCATGTTCCACTATTCGCTTTGCAGCACTAGGATCAGGCATCATGCTATACGGATACATCAGCGTTACTTTAACCCAGTATCGGTTTACTTCTGGGCCTTTAACGACTTCGCCTTCTATCCAATTTTTATAGGCATATATGTGCATGTTGTCTAGTATTTTTTCAAATTCTAGCAAAATATCCAATGAGCTATTTCCATCATATATACTTTTTATATTGTCTATTATCTCTTTATAATCAATCATTTTGTAGTCCTTGACTTATACTACTATTTATGTTTTCGCAATTATTTTGCTATAAACTGACTGTTTTTTATGTTATACAATAAATACCATTACAACTTGGAATCAGCCTCTCAAAAAGGAGATCACATTGTGACAAAGCATAGAGCTAGAAAAACCAAAAATTCTAAACCCCAAGATATGGGACAGAATGCTCATCAAGTTGTAGACTTTCAGAAATACAAAAATCGTAAAAAAAATGTTGTAATCTTGCCAAAAAATTTGGCACAGGAGGATTATATTGCATTGATTGACGATAATAGAACCGATGTAATTTTTGCTATTGGTCCTGCGGGAACTGGCAAAACTATGATCGCTGTATTGGCTGCAATTAGAGCATTAAAAAATGGCGAGTGTGAAAAAATCGTCATTACCAGACCAGCCGTAAGTGTTGATGAACAACACGGATTTTTGCCAGGAAATCTTGTTGATAAAATGGCACCATGGACAAGACCAATTTTTGATGTAATAGAAGAATATTATTCACCAACAGAAATAGAAACAATGATAAAAGAAAATATCATTGAGGTAGCTCCGTTAGCATACATGCGTGGTAGAACATTCAAAAATGCTTATATCTTATTTGATGAAGCACAAAATTCTACGCCCAATCAGATGAAAATGATACTCACGCGTTTGGGAGAAAATAGTAGAATAATAACTACCGGAGATTTAAATCAGCACGATAGAACATTTGAAGAAAATGGTCTAAAGGACTTTTTAGAACTATTGAAAAGTTCTTCTACTGGAAGAATTCAGTTTGTTGAATTCTCCCGTGAAGACGTAGAAAGACATCCAACAGTTCGCGAAGTCTTGTGCATATATGGCGACGAAAGATAATCTAAATTAAACTACTTGCTGATTCCAAGTTGTAATTTACTTTATGATTTCGCAAATATGATTCCAGTTCTGAACACGAGTTATGCGGTCATCTTCAAAATACTGGTTATGAGGATGGTTTATCAGGATAGATTTTAATCCAAAATCTGCCCCCATTACTGCGTTCTTTGGCAAATCCTCAATCCAATACAATCCGCTATCTTTATACGACTCAAGATGTTTTCTTTTGTGTTCACTGGTTTCCACACAATGGATGTCTACAAATGTATTTTTACCAAAAAGATTTTCTAAGTTTATTTTTCTCAGCATTTCGGTATGATAATTGCTTCCGACACTAGTGATTCCAAGAAATTTATATCCACGCTCTTTTAAGATAGCTACACCACTTAGCGCATCTCTAAAAGCTGGCAAATCGATAAGATATGCGCTGGTATTAAATTCTTGAACACACTTTTCGGCTCTATCCTGTGCAATATCATAGCAATCATGCATTTCATATATGTCAGATTTTACAATATTATAACCACGGTCGTTCATCCACTTATGGAATTGCGATTCCCAGTCTAGGATCACGCCATCGCAATCTGTTAGTATTAGTTTTTCCATCACATTAAAGACTTTCCAATTTTATTTCCAATTTTGTATGATACATATGCGGTTCCTGCGGTTATAGCAGCACCTTTCAAAAAACCGCCACCACGACGATTTTTTCTTTCTTCTTTTTTAAGCTCTTTAATAAGCTTTGCTTCTTCTTTGGACCATGCAGCAGCTTCTTGTTCTGCTATGATCCGAGCACGTTCCATCTCTTGGAATTCGCGAGTATACCTACTAGGATTGACCACAGGGACATCATCAGGAATGATGAGACCAGTTTCATCATATTTGCGACCGTCTTCGCCGTATGTATAATACACGCCGTATGTTTCGTCGTATCCATCGTAACCGCCGTATTCGTCTTCATAGACGTATTCGTTTTCTTCGGAATTTTCTCTTTCATCCATAATCTGAAACAACTCTTCTAAAAACTCACTCGGAGATTGTGTATCGGGCGTTGTTTCTTCTTTTAGTGCATTATATGCGTTTACTTCAATAAGAAGGCATTGTAGGCTCTCAGGATATTCATAAGATGTTCCCAAATCTTGATTAATCCCATCAATGGTTGATTTCCATTGATGGGCAATCTTTTCTTTGTATTCAGAAGGAGATTCCGATATACCATCAATGGCTAATATAAGGTCAATTCTATCGTCGGGAAGATCAAAAAAACTAGTTTTTTCTTTAAAGTCTTTATTAATCTTTTCAATCATCTGTGTTACTTTGTTTGTCATACCTGATTCTCCTTTATATAAACAATACTATGCTTCTTCTAGAATGTCAACCTCTGTGTAGTAGCTTTCTAGCGCATTTAGAAACCGATTTATCTCGGATATTGACATATCTCGGACTGGTTCTGGTAGAACAAAATTAAGATAATCTAGTGTTTCTGCATCAATCTGGTTAATATTTGTATAAGTATATGGCATATTTTTCCTATTATTTTGTTTCTAATTCTGGGAACAAGCAAATTTCAACGAACTCTTTTACATCATTTTCATCTAAACCCAGTGCTGTCATGGTTTTTGGAGTATGTGGATTTTGTTTTTGAAAATGGGCATAGTTGTTTTGCGACGATGCGCCTATTTTATCGCTAGACCTACCTAGTGTATTTCCTATTTCTTCAAGATAGTAATCTACATTATCTTTGACCATTTCTAATACTTGGGCCGCTTCTTCTAGCGAATTAATGTTTCCGGCTGCGACCATATGTTTACTGAAAATGGCCTTAGCCCATTCTGGCAATTCTCGTTCACGCTTCCAATCTAAATTAGAAACATAGTCGCCAAAAATTTTAATCATTTCATGGTCGACATTGGTGGTAGGAGAAAAATCAAAAAATGCGCCAGTCATTTTATTTTTCCCTGCAATAACATCAAATCCAAAAATAGGACCATCGCTTGATACATGAGGGAATACGCAACAGTGCATCATCCACAATCCCTTTGTATCACGGGCATCTATTATGTCAATATGCGCCCTGCGATAGTCGTTACTTGTCCAAACGCGATTGACCCACCCATCATGGTTAAATTTTTCCATGCCGGTTTCTTGTATTTCGGTTCCAGTTTTTTCAAAACTGTTTATAAGATAATTTTGCATATCTATTAAACTATTCCATATATTACTCATTAGGAGTTAATTCCTCAAATAACCTAATAGCATATCCAAAACATATATTTGCTTCGTCTGCCATATCGTCTCTTAGCATATCTCTAACCTTCTGTTTTAGTGATTCCACATCATTAAATTCATACATCTTACCACTGCCGGGCGTTTGCTTTTTAATAATTTGTCCACCATACATATCTCCAAAATGTCTCACATACATATGGGCAATTAATCTATCCTGATCTAGATTAACAACATATCGCATATAATCTTTTGACGATTCGCAAAGATGAACAGCCGGAGTAATATCATATTCAGTTTCTAATTCAATAATATCTTCTTTTATTTTTTGATGACGATTTATATCTTTGATTTCTGGAATATTAATTAAAGATTCTAATGTCATGTATATATGATATTGATTATACAGATACTGATGATATAATTCCGGTGTTATTTGGCCGCCTAGCAATAACTTTGCAAATTTTTTGCGTTCTGCGTTATGGTGTGCTTTCCATGTTAGCTGTTTCAGATTGTTGTTCATTTGTTACCTCTACTATGTTATCCCATCGCATACTTCGCCAGTCATTTTTATTAACATCCCAAACAACGAGAACTTCTGGCGACACTTTTCGAACTTTTGTCTGTGATAATGTGTCAGCTTTTGATGCTTTTGGAATTATACCCTCGCGCAGTGTGCATTTCATATTTCGGACTTCACCATTAACTTTTTTAAATTCAATGTTTACTGTTGAATTTTGTAGTTGATTGGTGAGTTCTGATTTCATTTCTTGTGTGCTATATTTATTCATTTTTTCCTCAATTTGTTAGTTGTTGTTCAATTAAAACATGTTTCCATTCACGATATTGTTCTTCGTTCAGCGAAATATATACCGGATATATAGTTTCCATTGTTTGAAATTCTTTATAAAACTTGTTAATAACCAATTCTATTCCATTTTCAACGCACCATTCTCCAGCGATTGTGGTTTTCCAACTATCGTAATATAGTTCTATAGTTTCTTGTATATTGCTGTTATGGTGGGAAAATTCGGTAAATTTTACTTTAAAGACACATATATCATACATTAATCCCAGCGCCTTTTATATGTGAGCAGATCAATCTTTTATAAGTATAATAACGAGCATTGTAAGTTACGACCATAATGACCTATAGTATTTTCCGAACAAATTCAGGCCATTTTGAATGCGATTTTCTACGATTTCAATACCATCCCAATCTACTGTATATGTGTCATTTGGGCCAGTAACAATCTCGTATACTTCTTCATCTTTTTGAGTTGTGGGATTATGCATTGTTTCTTCTTTTTTAATCCAATCAATATCAATTTCGCCACTACGGTATTCTTTTTCCCAACTGCAGTCTACAATATGTTCAAACGCAAAAATCATTTCGTCAAGAACATAATCCCAACGCTCAAAATACTTTTCATCGGTGGTTCCATCATAGTTAAATTTTTCAATGTCACTTTCACTTGGTCGTAAATTTTCTGGGACATCCGCGCTGTCAACGTTGGGTGCGCCATGTGATGTTTCTTTCAATTGTTTTAGCATTGGAAGAATTATTGGTGCAAGAGTATGGTCCATGCTGTATGTATCCCAAGGATCAATATGGACAGAAACCTTGCGTTTATTTTTGCGATTTGTCCAGTAAAGGAAACGGGCCAACCAAGTATCGGTTTTTTCGTCTTCTTTGGTTAAATCGGCTACATCTGCATATTTAAGATGAGCAAGCCAACTGCCAAATTTAAAAACGCGGTCGTCGTCTTTGTCCATCCAAAATAACAGCTTTTCTGCTAACTGGTATGGGCCAAAATACCCACGATAGTTTCCAATTTTTACACGCATTGGCTTGCTCCTATAGTATTAGTTTTTAGTTGTAGCTTTTGTGTATGCTTTAAAAAACTGTTCTTGGTTTTTCTGAATAATATCCGTCATCCCAGTCATAAAATCGGGATAATTTTTATATACATTTTCTTGCATCTGCTCACTAAGATTGCTGACGATTTTAGAAATAAACTCAGTTTGTTTTTCTCCAGGTATAAACAGTTCTTGTAGTTCTTCTGGTGTGCAATCAATTTCAATATTAAGTTTCATATTTTTTCCTTTAGTTGTGTCAATACTATATCATATATAAAGAGATTTGTCAAGCGTACTTACTCAAATAGATCACTTGGAAGTGTATTATCTTTTGAATCAGAAGACGAATCCTCAGTTTCAGATAACGAATTGTGTGCTTCGCTTATTCTTTTTACAGAAATGTCAAAATACTCTTTTTCCATTTCAATCCCAATAAATTTTCTATCAGTATTAACACAAGCAACGCCTGTTGTTCCACTGCCCATAGTATTGTCTAATACAACATCACCGACATTGGTATATGTTTTTATTAGATATTCCATAAGACCAACTGGTTTCTGTGTAGGGTGAAACCCTTTTTCTTGTTTATGTTTTATTATTGTTTTCGGATATCTGCTTCCGTCTGGATTGTCACGGTGTTTGGATTTTTGAGAACCATACACTTCGCCAATAGTTTTAGTGTCTGATGAAAATCCGCTATACGGAGTGCTATACCACATCTGAGGATTGTATGTTGGTTTTTTTCTGTAAAAAACCAAAATGTTTTCATGAGATTTTAGTGGCATGATTTTTGCATTCATTGGATTTGTTCCTTGCGGTTTTTCCCAAATCCATTCATATCTCAAATTTTCTATATTGGAATAAGCTAATACAGTTGTGAATGGCTGTGCAGCCGTGAAAACCATAGCTGCATTTTTTTTACATATTCGGTTATATTGTTCCCATAACTTATCAAGAGGAATTATAGTATCCCATTTGCAAGCTGTTGTGCTAACCATAGGGCAAGTCAACCAAGATCATATCCACCGAATTATCGGGGATACGAGCCAAGGCGACTAAGCAATCTTCGTTATACAACGAAACTTGCTGCCCTATATTATTCTCCTTATTCATTAATTTTCCTTTTAGATGTTGCTTATAAAATATATTAAAATTTTAATTCCACTCAGACAAATCCTTCATATAATCTGAATTTATGAGATTTTTTAGTTTTTTGCCCGTAGAAATATAATCATCATTGTTACTTTTTTTTCCACCCTGTTGTCGAGAAAAATAATTGTAAAACTCGTCTGAATCTTTCATTAGTTTTTCAAAATCAGACTTTTCCATGAATTTTCCGATAGAATCGGAGTCTTCGTAGTTGATGCCTACAAACACAAGTCTATCCCAATTCTTTTCTAATGCAACATGGTTCAAAGTGAATTGGTCTTTTTTCGTACTCTTTTTCTTATGATCAGTGTGAGATAACGAGAACTTTATTTCTACCTTATAGTCCCCAATTTTTCGATCATATGAATCATTTGACTTTTTTGCTTTTTCTACCACTAACCCATCTTTTTCTAGAATTTTACTGGCAAAAATCTCTCCATAGTTTCCTTTTTGCTTGTTGTCTAGATAACGGTATCCTTCATATGGGGTTCCCGTCCATGGATCGTATAGGTTTGCATTTATGAAGTTTACAAGCTCTTCGTCTGTTGCTATAAGTGTAAAATCTGTCATGTTTTGTATTTCCTTTTTGTTGTTTATGGCATAATTATACCAAATTTAATATGATTCGTCAAGAATTATTATTCAAATAAGTCGCTTGGTAAGTCTGTTTTTTCGTCGGTGGTCTTTTTCTTTTTTGTTTCTTTTGTTTCTTCTGGATTATCACGGGCATATTCAATTCTTGCTTTTGCTATTTGCAGATAATCGGGATCAAGTTCGATTCCTACAAAATTGAAACCACAACGAACTGCCGCTTTGCCAGTAGAACCACTTCCCATAAATGGGTCTAAAACTGTTCCATTCGGTGGCGTAACTAGAGTTGCCAAATATTTCATTAAATTATATGGTTTTACCGTGACGTGGGTGTTTTTTGTCTCATCGGGCATACCCTCGTTTTTGTCACTTTTTGAAGCTTTAGCACAATAAAAAAATCTTGCGGCACTGCCTGTATCTCCACGCTTTTGCGAACCTACTCTGCCATATTCGCCATATATCCCATTTTGGCCAGTATGCGACACCTCTGTGCCTTTTACATCGCCTTGTTGTCCTTTGCTTTCTGGAAATAGTGAAACAACTTCTTCTGACCCATCATGAATCAAAGTTGCCGGAAATCTGCCCAATTGTTCGGCTTTTTCTACTTTTGCAAGACGATCTTCTATGTTTTGTTTTACTTTTTCTTCATCGTGCATCCAAGGACGATCCCATCCTTCTTTGTCTGCAAAATTATGCTTATCCTTTGAACCACCGCCCAATTTATCACCATCGGTCGGGACTCTGCTTGCATCAATATTCAGCCCACCTGTGCCATGTTTCAGAACATTGGCTGCAATAGTTTTTTCACTCAATGGTTTTCTTGCAAGAACAATTGGCTCAAACGCTGGTTTTACATCAGTTCCCCATCCATCCCATTGTTTTGCTTCGTCTGTGGCAGGTTCGGTTATATCCCATTCGTCTTTGATAGTATTATTTGCGTGGAATTGTGTTTGTTCTTGTCGGTTTATTTTTGACTTATCTTTTAAAGTAGGATGTTCTCTTTTTCCTATAACTCTTCGTTCTGCATTAAAGTGTTTGTCTATCGCTTTGTCAATTGCCATAGATTTCGGAAATCCACTTCCGAATGCCCATGCCAACTGATTTCTGACTTCAAATCCAGCAATTCTTATAGATAAAACACCCATATCGTATGTTCTGGTTCCAAAAAATGCAACCATATGTCCTCCAGGTTTTAATACCCGCAAACATTCTTTCCAAACATTTGGATTTGGGACAAAACTATCCCATGATTTTCCCATGAAACCCTTTGAATTGTGGACGTAATCATCGCCATTCATCCAATGTTTTAGAACTTTCATCATATCAGGTTCTTTACTAAGACCATAAGGCGGATCAGTGACAATAGAATCAACGCTATTGTCGTCTAGTTCTTTTAGTTTATCAAGGCAATCGCCTTCTAGTAAATTTATATTAACCATCATTTCTCCAATTAAATGAAATACCCAAGGATTTTATCTAAATCGTCGCCTGATAGTTTGGATTTTTTCTCTGGCAAACTCCATCTTTCATCATCGCTTTTTTGCATTTCGTCGTAGCTGACTGTATCAATTTTTGACCAGACGTAAGGCATAGACCAAGCACATTTTGCACCAATATTGCGGGGTTGATAAAGAAGTCCATCTTCGTGCAACATTTTAGTTATATCGTAGAATTGAGCCTTGGCCTCATCGTTTTTGATATAATCAATCCAATAACTCGATGATATTCCGTCATACTGAGTGTATCCGTTCCAGATGCTTTTTTCCCACGTTTCGTAGTCTAGTGGGTCAAATCTAGTTCTAGTAATGATGACACCAATATCATTGTAGTTTACGCGGCCTTCGTATATATCAAGAATGCACCTGCCATACGAATGTCCTACATATTTTGTCATTTTAATTTCCTATTTGTTCAAGTTCGATAATTGTTGCGCTTAGATTAATTTCAGGGTCGGCGCATTGTGTGTGCTTTACCATTCCATCACGAATTTTAATGATGGCTTCATCTTGGTCTTCTGGAGTCGAACCCCAAAAATCAAGATTGCGATAAAGAAATTTAAACATATCTGGGTATTCGTCTGGACGAATATTTTTGCAAATATGCTGTCTTGCTTCTTTAATTTTGCCTTCACGAAATAGAGAAACCATTTTGACTTTCCATTCACTAGAGTCTGTCTCACCACTTTCGGGACTTTGTAGCTTCCCGCCGATGCAATTTTGTTGAACGCTACCAATAGTTTTGCGCAAATCTGGATATGTTGCACGAATATAAGTATCCAAAATTCCCAACTCAAATTCAATATCTTCTGCAACAAGTATTTCTGCAATTTTTACAGTAAATTCGGTTTCATCCATTTGGTCAAGATATAGTGATTGTGCACGACTATGGATTGCAGGAATAATCATATTTGGATAGTTGCAAGTCATGATGATGCGAACAACACTTTCATATTGTTCCATAACTCCACGTAGAGCCGCTTGGCCTTCTTGCGAAATATGATCTGCCTCGTCTAATAGGATAATTTTGAAATCACCCCAAGGCATAGTTTCGCTAAAATTAGTAATCTTTCGGCGGATCATATCAACACCGTTATCACGGCTGGCGTTAATATAAAGAATATCCGCCTCGTCTACTTCAAGTTCGTTCATTAAAACTTTTGCAAGACTGGTTTTTCCTGTTCCAGGAGGTCCTGCCAATAGAAGGTGTGGGATGGACCCATTTTTAATCCATCCTTCTACACTTTTTTTAAGTTTTTCGTTTTTGAATACATATTCGTCTACGTTTTTTGGTCTGTATTTTTCAAACCAGATGCGTTCAATCATAATTTACTCCACTGGGTTAGTATCGCTGATTCCTAGAATTTCATCTAAATCAATTATATAATACTTGGTTTCGTCGGTTTTGTCAATAGTAAATCCCCTAGACCAGCGCCCGTGTGCCACTAAGGCATATTGGCCTACTTCAAATTCGTTATTATCTGGTCCGACATGTGTCACTTGGAACCATCTTGGTCTAATAGAAGTTGCTACTCCATCTTTTTCGTTTATAATTAGCCCACCTGCAGTTTTCTTAATTCCAAAACCGTCAATCATTTTTCCAGCTATTTTTTTACCCAGTGGTTTAAAAATTCTCATATTATTCTTTGTCCTTTGCTACTACTTCAATGCTTCCGTCATCATATTCAATTTCGTAATATGCATTTCCTTCGTCGTCTACTTTTTTTACTTTTTTAACAATTTGTTTTTCTGGTTCTTTCTTTGCAGCTACTTTTCTTTTTGTGGTTGCTTTGACAGGATCGGCAGTTTCAGAAATTCCAACACTTTGTTCTGGTTCGCTCATTTCATGTTGCACACGAGCAACTCTCCCTACTGGGATTATTTTCTTTCGTTCTTTATTAAGAATATCACCTCGTGCATTCATGTTTTTATTACTGACAGCAATAGTTTCTTCATTCTTTTTCATTAATGCCGTCATGTCTATTTTTCTTCCCATTGCAGTTTTTACAATTCTACTCATTTTAAAAATTCTCCTATGTCTAGATCGTATTTTATAGAATCAATTCTGTGAATTCCTATAAGATAAAGAATATAGCTAGAAACCGAACTCCCTCTGCCAACACCCCAAAGAACATTATTTGCTCTTAGCGTATCTACAAAATATACAAGAAATTTTAATAATGTATATAAGTTCTTTTCTTTATATAGCTTTAGCTCTTCTAGAACTCTTGATACTTCCTCTTCGTGGTCGCATAAAGACAATATATGTTGTTCAATGTCAATATCTATGTATTTATCTGGGATGTGCCAGTTATTAACACATTTTATAAAATAATCATTTTTGTCCTGTGCAGGCTCACTATGTTCTATTTTATTGTCTAGTTCAAATAAATCACAATATGAGTTGAATTTTTCAACCCAACTCATATCTTCTGTAGTTATGCTTTTTAATTCTGAACCACTTAGCAACGCACGTATTGCGTCATTTTCGTCCAATACATATTGTTTGCTATCGTTAATATACATTTATATTATTAGTCCATTATCATCGTCATTCTTTTTTTCGGCTTCTGCCACTTTTAAAGCTTGGCAATGATATATCTCCATTTCTACTAACGAAAGCTGATCAGAAAGTTGATTAAATACTTGCTGCGACATATTATTCGAATATACCACTAATTGCTTTTTTTGTATTTCTTCTTTTCTCTTGACCAATTCTTCTATTTTTACATCTATTTCGGATGGCTTATTCCTCATAGATCATCTTTTGCCTTATTTTCTGAACGATGTGCGCTAAAGCCGTCAGGGTATCGTGTACTTAATTTTGTATGGTTTGCAGCAACTACTTCATTTGGATCAATGTTTAGCGCACGACAAGCAGTAACCCAGTAAAAAATAATATCGCCAAGTTCTTTCATAAGATGTGCCTTTGTTGCATCATCTAGTTGTTTTCCTTGGAATAGCACTTTTTTCACAATATCATTGAATTCTCCGCTTTCTCCTGCTAGACCAGTAGCTCCGGTATTTAGGAGCGGTGCGTTTACCCCTTGTCGTTCAATTTCGCGCAAAACTTCAATGAATTCTTCAATATCTTTACTTTTTGAACTCATTACGCTATCTACGAAGTCTGAGTAGGTGTTTAGATTAATGTTAGTCATATTTTCTCCTATTAACTATTTTCTAACATGAATGCAATTGCATCATTTTTATTTTTAAATCTTAGTATTAGTGCAGCGCCCAAATTGAAATCACCGCGATGTTTTCCAATTGACCAGTCGGTATCTTGTTCACCATAATTTTCCAAATAACTCAAAAAATTTTTTCTTACCTTTTTAAAACTTGGTGCTACATTATTGTATACATGATGGATGGTTTTATTCCATCCATCATTTTCAAATTCTAGTATAAAGATATGAGGGAACTTTCCGTCATCGGTAGAATCGTGCCAACTGGACACTAAGCTAAATTTTGGCTTATCGTTTTTCATATTTTATATTATCACAAAAATACAATAATGTCAATATCAAATTTCACCCAGATCGTTGATGAATTGGTCGGTCGGTGTAGTTTTGTTCCAATATTGTATATTGGTTTTGATATTTTTTGTTTGATTGCTCAATTCCACAACTTGTTCTTTTGTCAATGAGAGAATATTTAATCTGAATAAACGGTCATAATCTTCTTGTAACGCACTTGTATGCTGAGGAATTAACTTTTCAATATCAGATTTCTTTTTATTTTTGAAAACGATTTTGTCATCCAATACCGCAGCAATGAATTCACTTTTAACCGTTAGCCAACGCATTTCTTCTGTTAAATCTTTAATATTGAGATTAATTCGTTCTTGCAAGACACTAAGACGATAATCGCAAAAATCTTTAATCAGTTTTCGTTCGTCGTCGTATTCTTTTAGATTACCGTTTTCATCAATTACTGTGATATTTTCACTATGTGCTTTGGTCAGTTTAAATTCTTTTATAAGTTTATCTGTTTTCCAAGAGCCAACTTGCTGCTTTAGTTTAATATCAAATTCAAATCCTTTGGAAGAACAATTGTCTTCGTATGATACGATTACATCCTTTTCTTCAAGCGAATCCAATACTTTTAC